TGTCATTTTCAGCCTGCTTGATCCCAGTAGGCGTATAGTCATAAGTATACTGGTAGTCTGGCAATCGTACGCCTCTTTCTAATCGAGGTCCGATAGGTGCGCCATTAAAGCAAATGGCAATGCGGAGTGAGAGTTCAGGCTTCAAGGGTCTTTTGGTTTGACTCTAGTTCGATGCGTTCTGTGGCGCGGGAAGGTAGCTGGAAAGCGAGCGTGAGCGGTTGGCTAGTCTCTACCTCTATCTTGTCTCCGTACTTCTTTGGAGCCATTTTACTCGCGGCCCACTTTAGTGCATCAACACGAAGTCTGCCGATTGCGGCGTCATGTGAAGAGTAAGACTCATCTACTATAAGTTCTGCGTAGTAATCGGCTTGCTCTGCTCTAGCTTTTGTGTATTGGTTACGAAAGTCTTCATTATCAGCATTCCATCTGTATATGGTAGTCCTTGATGGCAAGTGTGGGGATGAAGCAATGATGGTGCGAAGGGTTTCGCCATGAGCGAGTCTGTTGCAGATTTCGTCGGCTAATTCTTGTGAGTAGCTGGAGGGTCTACCGAATGGTTTTTCTTCAGATTTTTGATCTGGATTTGTTGTTGCCTCGCTCATTTTGGCATGAGTTGTTTTGCGAGTTCGATCTTGAGGTCGAGTATTTGTTTTTTGATTTGATCGCGCTCTGTTGGTTCTGTGATTTTGTGTAGTGAATCGCGAAGGAAATCGATTTTGTTTTGTAGCGATTCTAGGACTAAATTTTTTTCTGAAATATTTTGCGAATATGCTTGACTCATAAATTAGGTGGTGTGTATAATTAGCTCACTTCGTTCGCAGGGCTAGTGTTTATGGGGTTGTGCGGGTGGGTGGTGTGAGTGGTTGGTAGGTGATTTGGATGATGGTTTTCTCGTCCTTTTTGTGTTTGCACTTTTGTTGTGAATAGTGGGCGATGATGGAAGCTGGGTCATCGTCAGGGATGATACCAAGGTATCGTAGTTGGTCGGTGAGAGGTTTTGTTCCGCCCACGAAGTTATCAAAGTCTTGGAGTTTGGTGGCAACTCTTTCAATGCGGAGAGCAACGCGGTTTTTGCGTTTTGTTTGTGCTTGTGGAGGTTTGACCAATGGGATGATAGGATTGTGTTGAGGGATGGGGTTAGATAGCCGTGGAGATGGAGGGTTAGGGTAGTAGGCTCCGTCTGGGTGGAGATGGTATCCGAGTTTGATGAGTTGATCATGTGTCCAATTCATGTTGGAGGGTGTGATCCGCTTTTATGCGGTTACGGATCGGGCGTTAATGATGACCAGCAATAGCAGAGATGCCGCCGCAATACCCAAGGTTGTTAGAACGGGATTTCGTCGCCTTCCTCGTCGTGCGTCTTTAGTTGAGGCGTTGGTCTATTTGTAGTTTTGGAAGCTACTGCGGTCTTTGTAGGAGTGGCAACAGGCTTTCCTGCGGAGCGTCGAGGAGCGGCTGATAGCAATTCTTTTGCGATCTCTGCTGATTTTGCTTTAGCTTCTGCCTTTTCAGCTTCGATCTCTTCTGGTGATTTGCCACCATTGGAACGATCCATATTAGGATTGTTAAGCCACTTTACTTTCGGGCGTGTCTTGCCATCATATTCTTCAAGCTCGACTACAACTTCTGCTTGTTGTCCTGCCCAGTTGATGTTGTCCCAATCCCAGTTGATACCAAAGCAATTCTCCAAGGTTTCGACTGTGCGTTGCGTTTTTGTTTTCCCGTCTCGTCCTACATCTTCTCCGAGGTATCCATACCAATCGATGGTTTTGTTTTTTTGATCTCCTTCGGTGCTGATTGTTACTGACAGGCGAACATATCGTGATCCTCTTTTATTTTCTCCCAACCATCCATAGATAGGTTCTGATACGACACCGAGGTATGTTCCATCTTGGTCGATTTGATATTTAGACATAATTAAGCGATAGATTCTGGTTGGATTGCAGGTTCAGGTGCTGTTTGAACTTCTGGTTCGTCAGCATGGGTTGGATACCTGCTTGCTTCGATCTCGGCCTTGATTGCCTCGATGCGAGAGCCAATGGTGTTTGCCCAGTTAACTGCGAGTTCATGCGGTAGCATGACTTCGATGGAATGCCCTGTGGGTTTGGTGTGCTTCTTCTTGGTGACCGCGCTGATCACCAACTTTGTTGGTTTACTGTGTTTACTCATAATCTATTTATTTATAATTCTCGTAATACGCAAAAGGCAAGACATCTTTCATGTGCCGATGCGAATACCATTGATATAGGATTGAAAGGAATCCCGTCAACTAATTCTTCACCGAATATTATTTTAGATAAAAGAGCAGTATACAAATGCTCCTCGTTTTCGCGGAAGTCATCGTAAAAGTCTTGACATAGGTTGAGGTCAGTCATGTAGCTGGGAACCTCGGTAAATACTAGGTCTGCGCGTGTCCAGACATTTTTTTTGTATTCAAATTTCCATCCCAATTCTGCGGCAATTTCACCATTAACAAGGTGAATGAATGCATCGTGAACTTCAGTTGTTGCACCATCATTTGGTGCAGAATCCCATATTGATTTATTCATATTTTTATTATAGTTGAGAAGTCTTTAATTCGGCGAAGAATTGGTTGGCGGCGATCCTCGGAGAGCATTGCTCCAAGCTGAATGCTAGTTGCGTTTGTGGTGATTATCGTGGGTTTCAGATTGGTTGTGCGATGCTCAAGGACATCGTAAAGTTCAGTCTCACCACGCTCGGTCATCTTTTGCTTTCCAAGGTCGTCTAGGAGCAAGATCGATGTGCGGCGGCATCGTTCCATTGCTTCGATTGCAAAGCCCTTTTCTTCGGCATTTGAGTGCCATTGATCGGCGGCAAATTTTGCGAACTGGGTCGAAGTCAATCCATAGATTGATCTGCCTTCGTGCGCCATTCGTTTGAGGATGTGCCAACCTGCACGGGTCTTGCCAGTCCCCGGCTTGCCTTCCATGAAGACTCCAGTCGGGCCGAATTGCCAATTTGTGGCAATTGCGTTTAAATCCCCGTGGATGCGTTTTAAATCACTTTCCCTATACAAGGGTGGGCAGATAGCATCAAAAGCGTTTTTAGCCCTGTCCTCGCGCAATTGCTGGGCTTTCCTGTCCTGCTCTTCCGTTAACTTTTGCTCGCAGTCATTGCATAGCACTTTGAAGTCGAGTGATCGACCGAATAGTGCAATGATCGGAACTTCAAGCACTTCAAAGCAGTTCTCGCCAGCGCATGGTCGGAGTTCAGTATTCATAGTTTTACCAAGTAAAGTCATAGTCTTCATTGCGTAACGCAGGTTTTTGTGGTTCTGGAGCTAGTTCTGTCTGGCATCGATTGAGCCAACCAATGATGAATTTGCGAGTCTTGCGCCTGCCGGGGTGGAGTGCAAGCCATGCGTCCATCTTTCGCAGTTCCTCGTCAACATCGATGGTTGGGTAATGCCGTTTGATGTCGGCAATCCATGCCTCATCCACGGGTTTTGTTTCACGCTTTGGCTTATCCGATGGCAATGCCATGGCATCTTCGCCTTCCGCCCCTTCCGCCTTGGAAGGGGTAACAATAGCGTCAGCTATTGTGTTAACGAAGTTTGAAGTATGAAGAGCATCCGTTTGGCATATGCCAACTGGTATGCCAATTTGATGCGATGGCATATCCGATGGCATATGCGATGGGATATCCCGTGGGATATCCGATGGCATAAAAGTATTCGCTTTCTGCTGTTTTTGCCATCTTTTCTCTGCATTAGCTTTTTGAGCATTTTTATACTCAATTTGCTTAATTCTTACATCTTCTAATCTGGCATTGCGAAGTTTACCATCTTGGCATATGCCAAACTTATGCCGAATAGATGCCACGGCATTCCCATCGCATCCAGCCAATCGTTGCAATTGTGCTTCATCGTCAGGTAAACCATCATGTGTCCAACTATAGCAAAGCAGGCGAATATATGCGCCAGTCTCCTCGGCAGACATCATTGCTGTGCCAACAAGGAAATCTTGTGCGTAGAATTGAAATGCGGGTGATTTAGATTTCATTTATTAATTCTGTTAGTTTAAAAGCTGGATGACCTAATTTCCTGATTGCCCTGCATTCAAGTTGCCTGACTCTTTCTCTACCACTTCCAATTTGTTTTGCGATACATGAAAGTGTTTCAGGGTTGTTTCCAAAAAGACCGAATCTTTTGGTTATTACAAACTGCTCTTTATCTGTTAATTTAATAATGCAATTAGATAAAACATTTATTAATGACCCGGTATTTGCATACTCATCAGGAGGAATAACCGATTCATCTTTTATTTCTAATATTCTGTTTATGTCAAGATCAAATTCCTCGCAACATAAATTGGTATTTATAATTTTATTAATCATTTCACTCATCTGCTATGCTTTTTTTAGTTTGAAAAATACCTTTCAGGTCTGGTTCTTGGCTCATAATCAAACGAGCGTAGCAAGCCCGAAAATCATTGGACAACTTATAATCGTCCTCTGATTCAGTAGTCATGTAATAGTTCCAACGAAGCACCTCATACAGCATTCCGATGCCGATCTTGCTGTCACCTCGGCGTTGCCGAAACTGGCGAGCGAGGTTGACTAGAGCATCGTAGACATGGCGATTAGCGGCATGAAATCTTTTGAATCGTTCAGGAATGCTATCACCTTTTATTTCAATTATAGGCTCGAAATTAAGATTTAATTGGCTCATATTTATTTAATTTATTAGCTAGAATTTTTACTAAAGATTCAAGTGCTTCTTCGCGATTCCAACTTAATCCGCTAGGTATTACTTCATGCCACTTGCTTCCGATCTTAACTTCGTAGTCCCAACGCTCGCAGTCATCTTGATGCGCTGGCAGACAACGAAGTTCAAATCCCATAAATTCATTATATTTCTCGCTCATTTCTTTGCCTCAATCATTTTAGTCGTTTCTTTTTTACGGACTGAATCCTCGGCAGACGGGAAGTAATCGCGAGCGTTTGCCCACTTGCGGAAGTCTTCCGCTCCGATGTTTCCGTAGAGTTCTGCCAGTTCTTTAAAAGTCGCGCCTGTAGCCTGTGCCGCTTCTGCTACAACTTCAGGCGTGTATTCCTCTGCGCCTTTGACTTTGGAGAGCCTCCAACCGGGAACTTCTTCTCCTCGCTCCAGCTTGGCTTTAGCTTCATCTTTCGCCCAGTCCCAGAGTTCCTTCTTGAAAATGTTGCAAGCCTTCAAAAACTTGCCCAGCTTTTCTGGTTCCGCGAGTTGTGTTTTCAAGGTATCAATTGATACCTCATTATTAACAACACGAAGCGTCTGCTCGGTAGGCTTGACAACCTGTGGGCAGGTATTTTTCTTGGCGCACCAATTACAATACGAATTACTTACAGGCTTTTTATCTGGATCGTTATATGCCTTGATGATCGATTCGACCAACTCTGTAGCCGAATCCATCGTGAACTTGTGTTCTACAACTCGATTTTGGTCAACGAATAACAGGTAGCAAGTCCACTCTGGCTCAAAGAACCTAGTCATGTTGCCAAGAGCATATGCACTCATTTGAGCCTCGTAATCATAGACCTGACCTGACTTTACATCGAACGAGACGCGAATCTTCTGGGCGCGGATATCTTCAGTTCCCACATGATCCATGCCGGGGGTCTTCACCCAGAGTTCGGATTCGCGGGTTTCAAGTTCAGTTCCTTCAGGAACCAAACTCTTGACCATCTCGACGCCTCGCTTTGCCGCCTCTTGATCGTCGGCGGATAGTTCTGCCATGCAGTCCTCGCCTTGAAGGGTTCTGCGGACAACAGAGTCGATCTTCGTCCCCCTGCTTGCCGCTGGGGATGTACCCCCAGCGGATTCAAAGCATGGGCATTTTTGCAACTTCGGTAGTGCTGAATGCCGAATCATATTACTCCTTTGTAGCGGTTGCGGCGTTTACGAATCCCTCTGGATTCGCGATGATGCGTTGGCGATAGGTAGCGTCTGGAAGGTCGCGCCATGTCTGCCCCGGCTCGATCTGTCCCTTGGTTGCGAGGAACGCATTAACGGCAACTTCATTCGCGCCTAATGATGCCTCAAGAGGTGCTGTCCAGCTTGCGTCCTGCACAGGTTCTGGAGTTGTCTCTACAACTTCCGCCTCGATTACGGGAGCAACCTCCTTGGCTTTCTTCGCTTTCGGCTTATCCTCGATGACAGGTGTAGCGGATACTGCAACAGGTGCGTTAACGGCTGGAGCAGACACGAAATCCTGAACCTCCTCTGGAGTGTAGAATCCTTGTAAAACAGCAGGATACACCCCGCGAACGGCATCGCTGACCACTCTGGCGCGAAGCATCTGTCGGGGGTATTTTTTCCAGTTATCTTTTCCTCCGAGTCCTGCGGCTTTAGCCCTGTCCATATCCCACTCGACATAGAGTGATCCACCAGCAGGGTGACTGAATGTGCCAGACACTTTCGTGTCTCTGTAGTCCTTCCACTCGACCTTGCCTCCTGCACTCTGGAATCGAGCTAGGATTGCGTCAGCTTTGAGTGCTGGTCTGCCTTGGATTATGTGATACTCGGCGGCAACTGTGCCGGGATGCCTGCCCTCGGCTTGCGCGACAAGCATGAGTGCTACTGCTTCCTCCTGACGCTTCAGGCCGAAAAGACCAGATTTAACAATGTGCGAAGCCATTGCTTCCAGTTCGGTGATGGGTACTAGTTGTGACATATATTTATTTTATTAGTTGAGGTTTTGAAGTGCTTGGTTGTAGGCCCGTGCCTCAAGCAATTCGTTTTCGTGTTTGAGCCGCTCGATCTCGGCGGTGATTTGTTCTGCGTTGTTTGTTGGTATAACCTCCGAGTCTGGCAGTATGCCTGCGTAGTCTGGAGTGTTATTGGTTGGTTGTGGTTGCGGTTGTGCTTCTACCTCTGGTTGGAGGTAGAAATCTTTTAGGTGAGGAGTGATTCCCTTCGGGTATCGGAGGGTGCGTGTTTCTGTGTATGTCTCTTTCGAGACGCTTGAGCAGGCGCAAAGCGCAAGCGTTATGGTTGCTGTCAGCAGTTTCATTTTTTTTGTTTTTTTGGTTTTGGTGGGTAAACAGACGATTTGAATTTGGGTGGTTGATCGTTTGTGCAACGAGCGATGATGCGAATGTATGCTTCGGGAGGAAGGCAAGTTGGTTCGGTTTTTTCTGTAGCCATGTCAGTCCTCCTCCTCAAATTCGCGCCAACGGATTTCCCGTTCTTTGCGCTTCTTCTTGTATTGTTCCCACTCGTCGAGGATCGACAACTGTCCCTGCCTGTAGGCAACGAAGATGCCGATAATTCCGACGATTGCTGTAAGTGCGATCTCGTTCATTTTTTGTTTATGGTTAAAAGCAAAGTTAAGAGAGCGAGTCCCGCGATTGGCGCGAGTGCTACAAACGCATCCCAGCAATGCTGGAGAACTACTATTGTTGGTATTTCCATATTAAGCCTCGCAGAAGACCAGATCACAAAGACGAGAATATTCCGATTTAAATGCTTTGCTGTTTGCGCGGCCTTTCTCTTTTGCGACGATCTCCACAAAGATTGAAAGACCTCGTTCTCTGACTTCTTGACCAGCAAGAATAGAGTTAGCAATGCTCGCCGCAAATCCACCGAAAGGGTAATCCGCATATGAACGCAAGCGATCCAAACCAAAAATGTCAATTAGGCGGGACTTTTTGACTTCGCGTTCTTGCTCTTCCTCGGCAATGATCGGAGCGAGAAGTTGCTTGGCAATCGCCGCACAATGTTTCCCGTCACCAGAGTCCCAGCCTGCCACAAATTTGACATAACCGGGATCAGTATTGATCAGGTTGCGGAGGTCTTCCCCAGCGTGTTTTCCGAATGGCAGGATATTCCAATCGGTGGTGCGAATGCGTTCCGCTTCGCGATCCCGCTCGGCTTGCAAGTCTGCCGCCTTGCGGCGTTGGATTTCATCCAAATCCCAATCGATTCCGAGGCGGCGACGAAGAGGTTCTACACCATGCTCGTCAAGCCATGCGGTAGCAGAGACGAGTGCCTGATCTTTATCGGTGGATAGGTTCTTGATGAAGTGGTCACGCTCGACCAAAGTTGCTTCGACAGCACCAGTCGATTCGTAACCTTCAGACCGCACATAGACGATCTCATCGAACCTGTGTTTGAGGGTATAAAACCCGTTAAGGTCACCCGTGGAAATGTAGTAGTAGTTTTTCATTAGGAGTCAAAATTAACCCAACCGCTTTGGGTGGTCAATATTTTTTTTTATAGCCATTCATTTTTTAACAGACCCTGCGCCAATGCCCATCTGGTCAGGTCTGCCGTGTTACGGAATAAAAATTTCTTGTGCAGATTGTCGCGATGTTTTTCGACTGTCTTGATGCTGATTCCGAGCAAGTCTGCGGTCTGTTGATTTGTGAATCCAGACGCTAGATGCGTTGCCACTTCACGCTCGCGTTTTGTTGCTGGACGGGTTCCGCGAACCTCGAAAAGTTTTTGCAAGATATTTTTCATTTTATAAATTTGGTTTGGGGCGAGGGATTGAACCTCGCCCCTGTTGTGATCAGTTGAGGAGATACTGCTCGGTGAGGTTCCACAATTGTTTGTTAACCTTCAGGTCTGCGGCTGGAGCAGTCAGTTTGCGGATGCCAGAACCGGAGCGTCCTTTAGTCAGGTTCTCCTGAACACGATTGAATGTTTGCCAGAGGTTCGTGCCGCCGTCTGCGTAGCGACGAGCGCGATTCAAGTAGAACAGGCGAGTGTCCCATTCCCGGCGATCTGCGAAGTCAGCATCGACCTCTGGTTGATCGTATCGGAGCGACAATGCATCGACCAAATACTGTTTTTGCGCGGCAGGCGTGAGTTCCTTCTGCTTGAAGAGGCTCACACGCTCGACCAGTTGAGGAACATTAGAACGAAGGTCATTCGCCGCCGCAATAAAGTCACCCACCGAGGTATTGCGATGATATACTTTCAGAGTCTGGAAAATGTCACCCGTGACCAATCCGTTTAGGCAGGCAAACACTCGCAGACCGAGCGAGAGTTGCGCCGAGGAGGTTCCATCATGCGAGTTGATCAAAACGAATTCTGGAGCAACTTCGCCGCCGAGATTGGTCAGGTCGGTGTGCTGGAATTTGATGATGTGCTTCTGGAATCCCTTGTTCTCATCCTTGCGGACTTTGCCATACTGGATTTGACGAGGAGTGTAGCCAGACTCTCCGAGAGCATTGACGATCTCTTGAGTGCTGATGAATCCGTAGCGGGTGCTACGGGTTGGCGCGGCATGGACTGCCGTGATGGGGTTCGTGTTGACGAGTTCAGTTTCGAGTGTTGGGACGATGATATTCATTGTATTGGTTTTTCTGTTGGTGGTTGTGTTCTGGGAGGAACAGAGATCAAGGAGGGTTAGTTTCCGTTGCGAAGCGGGATGATTTTGCGAAGTGCTTTTAAATATTCTTCCTCTGGTTGAGACTGGTTCCTCGCATCCCTTAATAAGTTGATGACTGTGCGAATTACTCTGCGTCCTTGAATAATGTCCGATTTGGTGGTGGTGGTTGTTTTCACTATATTGGTTTTTCTGTTGGTTTTTGTTTTTGGTTCGTCGGCGGGTTGCCTTCGATGGAGATGACAATATCGAACCTGCTTGGGTTTGCAATAATTATTTTTAAAGATATTTTTGTCATACTTCAAAAATCTATTGACACCCGCAGATGCCGATAGAATCAGGCTTCGCAGGCTACCGCAGTCTTGCGAGGTCTTCCGCCTTTGAGTCCATTGATTGCCGCCGCTAATCTTTTTTTGTCAGTCGATGCGCTACCTCCACGCTTTCCGATCTCACTCAAGAAGCGTCGAACAGAGGATGGCAGAGTGTCGTTTTTACTTTTCATTTTGCTTTGATTTTTTGTGTGCCGTCCAGTCGATGGCGTCGAAGTTTTCCTGATACTTTTTGGACTGCGTGTCGGTTCTTGGTTTGTCACCCTTGCCGTTGCGAGTCCATTCGGAATCCTTAACTTTGTTCATCGCTTTTTGCATCGCCAGATTTTGCGAGATCACGAATGTGAAGTTGCTCCAGCAATGCCGAGGCAACCATCAGGCGGAAGCTGAAAAGTTTCGAGTTGTGCATCAAATCGTGAAACACATCGTCCTTGGTGATCTTGTCGAAATCGATCTTGGCAAGCACCGCATCGATGCTGTTGGCAATCTCTTCTTCCGGGGTTCCCGGCGTTTCGTTGTCAATGTTATTTTCTTTATTCATATATTTTCGTTTTGTCGTTTCTCCAGCATCGCATCTGCATCCCTGAAGGACAGGTCAGCAACTAAACGCGAATCGGCTTGGGAAAATTTATCACTCGCTCGATACCCCTGCAAGGCAGAACCTGCGAACCAGTCGCGCATAGACATACCCGAATTGCTTTTGATCAGAGGATTCGTTCCTCCAGTAAAAGGAAAAGCAGGGTGGTTGACAGGTCGCGCCATCGCGCAAAAATGCCGTATGGCGCAACCTTGTCAAATCAGAGAGGCTTTAAATCGACCTCGGTGACTATCGGTGATTTCGAGTAAGAATCGACCTCTATAGGCTTGCCTGCGAGAATCCACTTCTCGTACGCGTCGAGCGAATAGTCGCTCAATTCCTTCGCCAAAAGGCGAGATGCCTCTTCTTTGTCGTTAGGCGCGACAACTGATACTGTCCAGCCTCCTGTAGCATTAATCGCCCCCCAGCGGACATGGTCAACTGGAGCGACATCGTCTATTCCGACAACTTCAGATACTCGACCATCGTATATTCCCCGTTTGATTTTTTTAGCCTCCAAGGCGGCAATTACCTCTTCAGGACTGCCGGGTCCATTAGACTTACCACAGATCGATTTCAGGAAGGATGATGCCCTCTTGATAGCGGACAGGGATTTTGATTCGATGTTGATGTTGTTGCCATACCATTCGCCTGATCCCTTGTGGGACTGCCATTGAAGGCTGAATTCGGTATTACTGCGTCCGAATTGATCGTGACGCCAATACGATTCGATAAGCTCAATGTGGATGTGTGCGTATTCGCCGCGATTTTCGCGGGAGAGTCTGTAGTAGGTTTTGGATGTTTTATTTTTCATGGTATTTATTTATTGATGGTTGAGGTTAGTTACAGCACCCACAGCAAGGAGCGTCCTCGCAACGGGAGAATTGTTTCTTGTAGTTTTCGACATCTTGCTCGGTCAGGGTTTTCACCCATGCCGCAAAGCGGATTCTGTCTTGGTTAGCGTTCACCCACTCGGTGAACAGTTCGTTGATGGTATCTTGGTTGTTCATGGATTTATTTATGGTTGAGGTTGCGTCTGGGGTTACTTCTCCTGCGATTGCAAAGAGAGAAGATGTTGGAGCAGGTATTCCTCGATTTGTGCGAGTGCCTGTCGTTGTTCGTTGCGGTGATCTCGCGCATTTGTGAAGGCATCTGCATCCTGCACATAATAGTCGCGAGCATTAAACTCGATCTTTCCAATTGCCTCCTGCGCGGCTCGGACAGCATCGTAAGCCGCCTCGTAGCCTGCCCACAGGTCTTTGGCAGAGGTTCCGTTCAGGTGGACTGTTGGTGCGGTGATGGTCATATTAAAAGGTAAAAGCTAAAGTTTGTTCTTGGCGGCGAAGAATTGCTCCTTCGATTTTGCTGTTGGTTTTTGTCGCATTATCGGCGGCAGTTGTATCAATTGATTTTGGTTCGATGACTGGTGCGATAGCTATCCAATCAATGATGTTGGCTAGGCGTAAAGCCTCTGGCGTGTTGTTGCTTTCGAGTGCTACCAAGAAAGCGGAGTGAAGTTCTGTGTTGCTCATAACGCCAATCACAATACCAAACCTGCTTGGGTTATCAAGAAATATTTTTATCCGTTGTGTCATAGTAAAAACATTTTTGCTTGACGCTTGACAGAAAACCCAATCAGTCCGCAGACCCGCATAAACACTAGCTTCGCAGGGGTTGCAGGAGAGGGAATCGAACCCTCAACTGTAGGTTATGGGCCTACCGAGATACCTTTTCTCTATCCTGCGATTTAATTTTTCTTACGAGTCGCCGCCGCTTTTTTCGCCTTTGCCTTGCGTTGCACAGAGTAGGCAATTGCGGCGGCTTGCGCTGGCTTTTTACCTGCACGAATTTCAGTCGCAATGTTTCGGTCAAAACAATTTTGCGAAGCGCACTTTCGGAGAGGCATAGTTTTACTCTATCGGAGATTTCATTCCTGTCAAAGGCGCGGCTGAACCAACTGCCGGGGGTTTTAAATCAGATAATAGTTTTTCCGCTTTCGCTAAAGCCACCGCAAGTTTTTGTTTGGTTTTTTCATTCGTAGGATCGACCTCTGATAATTCTCGTTTTGTTTTATCGACCTTCAATTCTGCTTTTTCAATTTTCTCCGCTTCTTTCTTGGCATCTTCTTTTTCTTTTTTTCGAGCGGCAACAAGTTGAGCATACTCTTCTGGAGTTTTTGGTTTTTGAACACCTGTCAAGCCCACCTCTGTGTCATAAGGAAGCAACCTGATTAATTCTTTTTTCTTTGTGCCGTCATCTTGATCGATTGTGCGTTCTAACTGGAAAAGCGTTCCGTAATCCAACATCTCTTCGACATTCTCTGCGGCATCTGCGTAGTCAGCAGGTTCAGCACCCGAAACCTGCGCTCCGTACAATCCAAACAACTCTTTTTCATTGTACCAGAGTGCCGCTTGCATATCGGCAATAGTGATGTCAATTCCTTTTCTGCGGAGTTTTTTTTGCGCCAGTTCCATTGTCGATTGTTGGAAGTCACGCTCAAGATCGGTGCGAGGCGCGGCAACAGGATCGGCTCGATTTTCTACCCAGTTTTTTGCCGCCCTACGCAAATCGCTTTTTTGCTTGTATTGTCCGCTACGGAATCGTTTTTCCAATGTAGTAGCCAAATCCAGCATTGCTTGAGGATCATTGAATAGTTCTTGAATTTCTTCATTGGTTTTTCCAGTCAATTCTGCCTCATCGTAATACTCTACATATTCATAAACCTTTTTTCCGTCTTTCTCTTTTACCTTTTTTAGTAATGGCTCAAACTTTTCTCCTGCGGCTTTTGCGACATCACTTCGATACTGTTCAATTAGTGCTTTTTGAAAAGCGACATATTGATTTGCCTCTTTAAGTGGGGCGTGTTGAAAAACATTCCCAAGGATACGATTCCAAGTGCGAGTGTACCACAAGTCAGCAGTCAGCGTAGAATAGTCGCCATGTAGGTTATTGATGAACGATCCAATCTTCGGGCCAAACACGCTAAACCCTGTTACCATCTGCTCCGCTTGACCATCAACAGTCAAAGGCTCTCCTTTAAACCATAAATTTTTATTTTGTTTTAAATATGCATTCCATTCAGAAACTGACATTTTTTTCCTGAATAATTTGTCCAGTTTTTTAATGTCGTTATTCTGTAAAAGTTCATGCAATTTTAAGAAATTATTTTCAACAGCACGGGTTTCACCGCCGAATGTGCCATACAATTCGCCAACATCTTTTTTAACAAGTTCAGGAAGAGTTTTGCCACCTTCCAACAAGAATTGTACCCTCGCCGCCATTTTCCCATTCTCGAAAACATTGTTTCCTTGAGAAGTAATTCCTAGCACCGCATCAAAAATAAACTCTTTATTGGCATCATAGTTTTTTGATTTTCGGTCAAGGAACGGGAAGAATTTCGCGTACCTTTCCTTCATTAGTTTTAATGCGGTATCGTACCAACCAATGGCATTCGGTGCATTTGGGTCTTGCTTCGCTCGCTCAATGTGACCCAAAACCTCGTCTACAATTGTTTCAGAGATGATTTGTCCTGCCCGTGGACTGTAATCTCCCGGCTCGATAAACCCATCGTCAGCACTACGCTTTTGTAGTGCATACAACAAATCGTCAACTTTTGTTTTTAATTTGCCCTCTTTTGTATAAAAGGAATCTGGAACAACGAACTTTTCTGTTCCTTCCAGAATAGGTGTAACTGACCTGCTTAACCCTGTTGCAGGGTACAACTGCTCTCGGATGTAATCTGCAACTTCCTGCCCTAATCCGTATCGTTCTGCGAATCTGTTCGGGTCGAAAGTGAACCCTTGTCCTGCGAGGACTTTTGCGTAGGGGACAAGAATTGTATCGATGCCCCTTCGGAGTAATATGGTGAGTCCTCCGGGAGCGGAGTCCCCCCCAACGCCTCGCACTCCTTCCTCCATTCCTCCCTGCTGATTTTGTATATCTGTTTCATTTGTTTGTTTTCCTGTTAACCAATCTGGAACCCTGACACTCCCATCTTCTGCTGTAAAGTCTGAAGTTGTGTCATAATAAAACGAATCGACAAGAGTATCGTGGAAATTTTTAATATTCGCCGCTTTTTGAATTTCAATGAGTTTTTTCCCGAATTCTTTGATCCCATCAAAATTCGCGGCTTTGATGCCTTTGCCATCGACTGTCAATGACAACCCATCGATGCCCACTTCTTCCGCTTTTACGAATGCATTTTTGATTTGCTCTTCGGTAAGTTTTTTGTCGTGGACAAGGTAAACAGCAGGCGCACCATCGGTGAGTCCTATGCTGGGTTTCCATGCGATCCCGGCATCTTGAGTCATTAAAAATGACAACCATTTGGTCACAGTCTGCGCCTGATCCCAAGTCATCCCCGGAGCATTAAACACGAAGCTAGGCTCAACCTCAAATTTCCATGTTCCCAGAATATTGTCGAAATTGATTCCCTGCAACCCAGCCGCATCAACTATAAAATCCTTAAATTTTTTAGATTTAAAAATTGTGGTTAATGTCGATTGAAGATCAGGAACCAAAACTCTCCGATCCACCGGGAATTTGAATGGAGGAGGAGTCATGCCCAGCTTGGCATCATTAATTGCCTTAATAGAACGATCCACCTCGACCATGCGAATTGCATCCCGCAAAGTAAATTCTTTGTCAGGAAGTTCCTCAAAACCTTCCAAGAGTTTTTTATTCTGTTCGTATATTTCAACATCTCTTTCTTTGAAGGGTTGCTGTTTTGGATCGACATCTTGAATTGCCCACCATGCTTTGCCGATTGCGGTCAAGGCATCTTTCTTTGCATTTAAATTATCAAGATTTGGATTTAAATAAGACAACAATCTTTCTTTGCGTTGTTCCGCGCTTTCCAGCTTCGGCTGAAGTTCAGCTATAGAAGTAAAGTCAAATCCATATCTTCCCGGTTTGCCGCCAATCACAACAGAAAAATCCCCAGCATCTTTCTGCATGGTTCTTTCAACAGATTTTGGCAAAAATTGAATTGCAGGTGGCATGAATTGAGCAATCGGACCAACAGGCTTATCGTCCTTCTCAAGAATTTTGATTAACTTGTCATCGAAGACCACATAGTTGCTCGTTCCCTCTCCCGCGCCCCGGCTCAAAGCATCCCAATACCGAATGCCGGGAACCCCTTGCTCCAGCAGAAATTTAGATGCTTTCGGAGCATCTTCGGCGGGTCTTCCACCAAATGCATTTGTTATGTATACATAAGCCGATTTCCCTGTTATCGATAACGGGTCTGGCATTGGTTTTTGAAGTCTCTCCAACTCGCCGGGGCGGAATGGTCTTCCACCTAATCGTGTTCCTCTTTGGATAATTGCTTCTCTTGCTTTTTGAGTTTTGTCGAATTCACTTAAAATTGTAGGAAGAACAGCATCTTGGACTTTTTTGCTTTGTTCACTCAAGGGTTTATCCCAATCCAATAAATCACCTTCTTCAACATCAATATCAACCTTATACAGGCTACCAACTTGAATTTTGGAAGGGTCTTTTAAACCTTTAACTCCAGCATTGAACCACCAATTTAAAATTTCTTCAGCATAGGCATTGTCAGTAGCCGCATCTTTTTCATCTTCAAGCATTCTGATTGCACGATCAATAGTTTTACGATCAGGCATCCCTCCACTTTTTCTTGCTTTTAAAGCGTCTGTTAAAATTCCAAACAAATCAATAATTTGTTGATTTTGAATAACATCTTCACTTGGAGATTCGACTCCATCAATTCTTATGTTTTTTGCTAATTTAGTTTGGTAGCCTTCTGATACTTGCCTTAAACCTGCAAAATATAATCCCCATCCATAAGCCTGCGCTCCCTCGCCTTCTCCTATTTTTTCAATGCTAAATCTATCAAAATCGTAAGGAGAACCATGCCATGCAGGAAGATATTGTATTCCCGGTGGTGCAACAACTGCGTTGGAGAATTCTGTTCCACTTTGAATTCGCGAGTTAAGCGAATCACGATATTGTATTAAATCGTTTGACGCCGATTCAATCTCTTTGAATTGCGAATCAGCAGGCATTTCCTGCACGGGACGCACAGGAGGCTCAATATCGCGCAAAGGCGGAATCATATCGCTAATCCTGCGGTATTGCGTAGGCAGTTCGATGCCTTGCAAGCCTTCTGGTTCAGTAGTTGCGCCTTCAACTTCAGCAGGCATGAATTGCAACTGCCCTGCGCGAACTACATTCTCCATCTGCGGAGTGATGTTTACTCGCCAGATTGGGGTTGTGTCTCCCTTTCGAGCAAGTTCTTGAAGTAATTCAGCATCAGTAAAATCATCTATTTTTTTATCAGGTTTTGTAGTAGCAATTTCAGACTTCTCAACCTTGCCACCCATCTTGGATACATATTTGCCAATCTCTTTTGGAAGGATCGTGTCGTAGAATCCTTTCATGCCTTCGCCTCCGACATCAAGATCAAGACCTTCAAATTCTGCGCTTGCTAATGATGGTTGTGGTGAGGACTTAATTTTTTCAATTGATTGAGCAGAAAGTTCCTTACCAATAAATTCGCTTAATTTTGCTTCAGGAATTTTTTCTTCATTGATTCTTGATTGACCATCTTTGTATGCACTTAATGCATATGTGTTTTCTCCATCAAGAATTACAACAATAGAGTCAACTTGTTTGCTCAATTTATAGCGTTCAGCCTGCGTTTCTCCAGTAGTCCAGCCAATCCATTGCTTGCCAGATTCAACGGCATCACGCAATGCTCGTTTGAAGAGTTGTAATGACCAATCTTTGCGGAATGGTGCGTCTGGGATTGAGCCGGGAACCTCCCCTGAATTTGCGCTTTTAATCGCTTCTTCTTTTGTTTTTGCCCCAAACCCTACTTGAGTTTTAGAGGCATCAAAAACCATCCATTCAGTTCCCGTCTGGCGACCTCCACGATATTCGTATACAGGGACTTCTTCGACAGTCCAACCATCTGGGAGGACATCGCCTTGCCCTTGGTATCCCTTCTCCCTCCCCGCTTGATGCCGATCAGATTGCAACTCTTCGATAAACAATCCATCGTTGCCTTCAGCATCTGTGCGCTCGTTAAGACGCATATGCGCTACATAGTTGGGGATGTCAGGGAAATGAGATGAAGTGTATGATTGATCATCTCGCGAAGCGGCATTGTTCTCGTCTATCCGAATGAATAGTTGGTCAAGTCTTGCTTGTTGCTCTGGGGTTCTATTATCCGTTTCAAATCTCAATTTTTGATACTCATCCAGTTCGGATTTGGTCAAAAATTTTGATTCTTCGACTCTTGGCATTGCCATCACAACTTCACGATAGTTTTCACCGCCGGGGAGTTGGTATTTGCCAAATTTAGGAGGTTTAGTTAATCCTTCGCCTTGCAAATCTAATTTCTCTGCTCGCGTATTTAAGAATTCATTCTCTCTAAAATACTTTTCAGCAGTCTTTTTGTCGCCACGCCTTTGAGCCTGTTGAGCTAACCTCATCACTCGTTCAGCCTCATCGTAAAGCGTATCAGTAGTGCTTTGATCTCTGATGTTCATCAAGCGAATCAACTCATCATACTTCTCTTCGCCAAATGATGGATCATCAACGGGATGATCTTTTAGATTTTTATATTCTGCCTCAAGTTCAGCAAGACGATTTGCATCAAATGGTTCTTTGCCGCCAAGTGTTACCTCTTCAAATTTAACTTGTCCCTCGTCGCGCAGATAATTAAGCAATTCTTGCACGGGAACCTTGCCGTTATTTTCACTTGCAAGTCGGTCGATTGCGTCATTGACTCCAGACCACTTAACTTCTTCCGCTTTGACATTTTGCGGGTTGTTAATAACTGCCTTCAACTGCTCTGGCGTTGCCATTGCACCACGGAACTTGCTTTGAATTTCCATCTGCAATTTGCTTTGGAATCCACGCTCGCCAGATGGTGCTTCGATTTCGGCAACTTCGGCTGGAAGGAAATTCTTCTTTGCTTTTTCGTAATCTACAGGAAGTTTTGGAAGATCACTTGCATCGATTAGTTCTGCCATGTGATCGATTCGCATAGACATAATTGTTCTGTCCATGCTCTTGTTTTTCTCGTCGCCCTTTCGTTTAGGAATCTTTGTTCGATCAAGATTTAATGCTTCTGTTTCTTTAGTGAATAGATTTAGAAAGTCATTAAATATCGATTTCTTTTGTTCTGCTACAGCAACATTGTCACTTAACTGATTAGTTCCTTCAGGCTCACCTTTGTCATTATATCCACTACCTTGGATGCCTTTAGACCAATTATCTAAATACTTTGTAGAAAATTCACTCCAGAATGTTTCTTTGCTTCCGTTCCAAGGAGAAAGTCGATTCGGCATCCGATCTGACCAAGCATTCAACTTCGACATCATTCTGCCAACTGAAATCGTTGTAACTAGAAAATTGCCTGCTTCGGATAAATGCAATCCAATTGGAACGACATCGTAAATCTTTGGTGAGAATGCTCTGTAGTTACCTTTATCGTCCATTACTGCGGCATAATCGACAAAGAATCGCGATCCATCTTTTTTGACAATCGCATCGTTTAACTCCAGAAGATATTCTTTAATCTTTAGAGGCACAATCCCCTCTGGCAATGCTTGAATCGCTTTAATCTGAAGCGGAGTAAAAGTGCCTCGGTAAGTATCGGAACCTTCAGAGACTGCCTCAAATCGCCCCGGTGTGCCATAGTCGGGCGTGTCGATTGCCTGCTTGAATAGTGTCGCTCGATCTTTCGCGATCTTCTTTAGATCGGCAGGCTTGAGAAGTTTTGGAGTGATGCCGTCCGCCTCGGTAACAATCTTTTTCGAGATAGCCAGAGTTCCACCTTCGGGAACTTGCAATTGACGCAATTCAACGGGGATTTGCCCATAACCATTCAGTCGTTCTTCGCCATCCTTGGTAATGCGCCAAGTGCCTTCAAAAACCGCAGGATCGGTCACATCGACTGGAGTGCCTACAGGATTGCCATCTGCGTCGAATACCTGCGCCTGAACCTTTGTTGCAAACAATCCAGAGTCCATGCCGTAGCGTTCTGCCGCGATCTTGCTTTTACGAATATCAGCTTTCGAGATAGTTGCCGTTTCTGGTTGATTTTCAATCGTTGCAAAGTCTCCATTTAAACTCTCCAGCAACCGCATTGCATTTCGAGCGGCACTTTGAACTTCTGGTGGCAGATTGGCTTTCGATGCATAGCCGACAACATCTCCAGAAAATCCGAGTCCTAGCAACTTCGTCGTAGCTTTTTTGATCAGGTTGTTTTTAAGTTTTGCCCTTGCGACATCCAACAAGTGAATGCTTTTTGGATCGATATTTTTACCAAGATTCCGAGAAAGCGTGTTAGAGAACAAGTCTGCAAGAATTTCTTCTTGCATATAGTCTGCCACATTCTTTCTGCTCAAAGAATTTGTCCCGTAGTCCCAGAGTCCGCTATTTTTTGCAAAGACCTCGATCTGTTTTTTATTGTAATTCTTTAAGTATGTCTTCTCGTAAAGATCGATCAATTGATCTTCGTTGTAGAGTCCAGTTGTGACTTCTTTAACATTGCCTGCCGCATCTCGGATTTGATTGCTGAATAGTAATTTTCTTGCTTCAGAAACCGCATCTTGAATTTCTTTGATTCGCAGGATTGCGTGACCTGTTTCGTGATTCAAAGCGTCGATTGGAGTCTCTCCGTAAATATCAATTCGATTGCGAAGAGCATCCGAATTAATAACAATCGATGGTTGCGCCTGATTGAATACAACATTCTTGACGGCATCGCTAACTTCCATGCCGGGTCGAAATTCGTTTTGACCTGTTCCACTATAAAATCCCTGCTGTCCTGCAATTTCGTAAATCATCTCGTCAGGCACATCGCGCAATGCAGGATTCTGCCTGAAATGATTGAAGATTTGATCTGTGCTTAAAATGTGAATGCCAACATTGTTTTGACCCGCTTTAAGCGCACCATTCAGCAAAAGATTATTTCGACCAAGTGCTGTTAGAAACTGCCTTCCAAATTCGTTTCGAGTCTGAACATTTGCAGTCTTGAGTAACGACAAGGATTTCTTTTCTGCCTCTAGTCTTTTTTCAGCTTCTTCAATTTTTTTGTTGTCAGGTGACTCGTTTACCAGTTTCTGAACTTCAGCCTCGGTATCTGCTACTCTCTTTGCCTGCCTTCCGATGACCAAGTCCCAATCGGTCAATTTATCAATCTCACCTCGTGTTTCAGGCGTCGAATCGCGATATGCCTTCAAAGCGTCCATATTGGCTTGCTTTGCCCTCCGAATCTGGATCACGGGGTCTTGGCCCACAAACTTGTGATAAGTCTGCTGGACTGCCCTTCCGCCTAAAGAATAAGCCAATCCTTGGCCTACCATAGCCTTTAATTCTTCTTCGTCGGCAGAATCAATGATTCCAACTGCCAAGCTAATTAAAGTTGGCTCAACTCCCATCCTTGCATATTCACCAATATTAGCAATCGTGTCATCGCCAACAAAACGCAGAATGCGTTTAGTAGTATCGCTTACCCTTCCGATTCCTTCGTAATCAACAATGCCTTCATTTTTAACTCTAGATTTTGCTACTTCTAAAGCCTGCTTCGTTTCAACATATTCATCAGTTCCCTCTGAAAGTGTTTTTAATTTCTGCGTCAAAGTCTTTACTTCATCTTGCTGTTTAGCAATAGCCCCCAAAGTAGCAAGTGGGCCTACGCTTCCTCCAGCAGATATCCTTCGTGCCGCTTGAACTTCTTTGATAACTTTTGGGATGTCTGCGAGTGTTCGCCCTCCATACTTCAATCCATACCTAGTTGCCAGCGCACCTAACCCCATTGAAGTCAATGCATTTTCTGGACTCAATTCATATCCAAGTGCCGCGCCGCCAATTGCAGTAAGTCCAGTTCCGAGTTTTTGCAATCTCGGACTCCTTTCAATATAATCACCCGTTTTTTCAATTCCTTTTGATACTGCTCCTGCGCCTTGCTCAACCAATCCGGGTTTTTTCAATGCCTCAAGTCTCTTGAGTTGTTTTGCTTTTAATAGTTCTTGCGCTCGTTTTTCAATCGCATTGATTTGATCATCAGTATAACGCAGTTTTTGAAAGGTTTTTCGAGCAATAGGAGTCAATTGTCCTGCCGCACGAACAACATTCATTGCATAGCCAACTTGATCAAGTCCAAATGCTTCAGGTAAAGCTAAATCAGCAAATGCCGCCATTTCTGGATCGGTTTCTGGAATTGATTTTTTAACATCATCGACTACAGAAATAATTGAACTTTCAATGTCAGCTTCGCGTTTAGATGCCGCTTCCTCTGCACTCAAATCAGGATACATAATCATGTATTCCTTAACTGATGGATGTGTAAGACTAGAAAATGATTTTAATGTTGGAACATAATAAGTATCAACAAAACGCTTCCATTCGTTTGGTTGTGCTTTTAACCATTTTGCTTGAGCGGTATCTACTTCGTTTCTTGCGCTCCATCGATTATAGGCATCTTCTTTAGATAGAAATCCAAATTTTTCACTTACATTATCCCATGTTTGCATCCCTCCACTTCCAACCTTTTGTGCAGTCCATGTTATAGATGGAGGCAATGCCGCAATTGGAGCAGTCAAAGAATATGGAACTTGCTTTGCCTTGTATCTCTTTTCTTCAAATTCTTTGTCGATACTAGCACTCTGTTCTGGAGTTAGATATTCTTTGATTTTAGCAAGATACTTTGCGTCAGTATAAGCATCAGGATTTGGTTGCTCTCCACCTTTTACTGGAGTATTAGCAATCTGCCATGCTCGTTTACGCCAGCTCTCAACTTCTGCTTTTTTGTCTTCTGGTAATAACTTCTCTGCCGCTTTTGCTTCAGCGTAATCAGATGTCATCCCAACTAATGCTGGCGCACCTTGAACTACGGCTTTTCCCGCACCATATGCTCCTTGCTCTAAAGATTTAACTAATGTCTCAAATATATCTCCAGCATCTTCGGTAACATTGATACCTAAATTAAACCATTCCTCTGCATTCGTTGGAACCTTTCCGTATGGAGATGATTCTCTTTTTTGTCTCTCAAATTCAAATATTTGACGATTTTGCTTTTCTGTAAAAGTTACATCAGGTCGTATTTTTTTAAATTCGTATAAATTTTCAGGATCAAGTGTCTCAATTAATTGCCTATCTTCTAGCGTAAATTGTTCATCAGGTTTTTCACCAATTACAGTAGATACAATGTTAATTGGTTTTGAGAAGTCGATCTCTGGCTCCTTTTCTGTAATAGGAGCAGGAGTAGGAGCAGGAGCAGGAGCAGGAGCAGGTGTAGGCGCAGAAATGGTAGCACCCTCTTCTTTTGGTTCTTCAACTGCCTGCGGAATTTCTTCCTTCGGCTTTTCTTCAGTAGGTTGTTGAGGAGATAAAACAGAATCAATTTCTGACATTAATGAGTCAGCATCGTCTTCTTTATCTTCCTTCGGTTGCGTTGATTCAGTTTGATCTCCAAGAACATTATCAATGTCTTTGAGCAATTCATCAATTCCTTCAGCCATTATTTTTTAAGTTTGATTTGAATTTCACGCAATTGTGCCTTTAAAGCCTCTTTATCGTTTCCTTCTGGAATTTGTTTAATTTGATTAACTAATTGTCTAGCTGAATTCACTAAATTTTCCGATTCAGGAACCTGTTCTGTAACTTTAAAATTTTCTATATCGTATCCAGCTTTTTCTAAATTTCCTATTGTTATTTTTTTTCTGGTTTGCAAAGTATTTAACAAATCATCCATTAATATTTTAGCTACTTTTGGGTCTCTTTGAATGTTTGGAATTAATGCTTTATATCTACGAACATCATCATCCGTAAGAACTCCAACCTCACCAAATACACCTCTAGCCAACCCCGGAGTTAAACTATCAACCAAATTATTAAGCCTTATTGCAAGACTATCATAGCCAACGCCACCAATCAATTGCCTTAATCTGCCAACCATAGGCCCACTTTTATTTCCAACTTCCGACAATACACCTTGAATATCTTTCAATGTCGCTTCAGCAGAATCAATATTATTGAACTTTTCTAAATGTGCTTGAAGAAGTTTATGTTTTTCTACTCCTTTCCCTTTTTCTTCAGCAAGTTCTTTAGCGGTTTTTCTTTTTGGAGGATTAACCCTGAATCCTCTTCGTCCTTTTTTAGTAATTACTTGAATTTCTGCCTCGTTATATTCAGGCCCAAAATGTTCGGCAAGTTGTTTTTGAGATTTCAAAGCGTTTTCATAATTCGCATAATCATTCACAAGATTGCTAATTTGAGTTTCAACAGGTTGTTGTGGAACTCGCTTTACTTGCTGTCTTTCTTTTTCTGGAAGTGGAACTTTAGTCAAAGCACCCATACCAAGTGGCATCTCGCCTGTTTCCGCATAAAACTTCTCGGCAATCGCAGAACGCTCTTGCGGAGTCATCAATGACATTGACCTTGTATTAATATCTACACTAGGTTGCGCCTGAACTAGTGCTTTGCCAGCAACAACATCTGTGGACATTGGCGCAATAATTGGCGCAAGACTTGTGCTTGTCAATTGATCATATTGTTTTTGCGGAGATGCTTCGGCAGTCAATTCAGAAAGTGGTTTACTCAATAAAGCCTGCACATCTTGTTCAGTTGGGCCAACTGAAGATAATGGGTTTAATACATCTTCAGTTTCTTCTGGCAATCCTAAATCCCATATTCCAGAAGGCAATTCTTCATCTGTAACATCATAGGCATCCATGTCAGATAAATTTTGTTCATCTGCAAATCCACCTTGATTGCCATCTTCATCTACAAATCCTTCTTCACCTTCTTCTTGAGCTTTCTTTTTTCTTTCTTCAATTTGAAGTTTAAGATTTTCTAGTTGAGCGTTTTTATACTCTTCTTTTTGCTTGTCTTCTTCAGCACCTTTAGAACCTCTTGCAATGGCAACAGCAAGTCGATTATCTCTATCAAGTTGTTCTTTTGTTTTTTGTGCTTTAGCTTTTCTATCATCAACAAATGCCGCAGTAATGCCTTTCAACGCATCACCAATGCCTTCTTTCAAACCACTCGCCCATGCATTGGAAACCAGTTCTGGTTGCTCGGATTTAACCTCTAAAAACTTTTGAGGCTGAAATTGCAAAGCGGTGTGAATCGCTTTAACTGGTCGCATTCCTTCTAATGGAGATGCAGAACGAATTGTAGCGAATTGCGGTGTGAAAGAGTATGATTCAGGCATTACATTCCTCCAAATTGAAGTCCTTGAGCGGACGGGAGTGAGAAGTTAGTGTTTTGTTGAGTTCCGCCAACGCCAGCATTGGATGCCAGAATAGGTGGAATCCCCATTTGCATAGAAGATGGCGCATTAGTCGAAGCAGGCCCAGCAACGCCGCCTGCCGCCGCAATCTTTTGCTGTTGCGCGGAACCTACATTGTAGCCACTTCCGCCTGCGGTAGTGCTGGCGGCATTCTGCGCGGCTTGCTGGTCGAGTCGTTGCTGATTCTGCGCGGCACTAGTGAAATCTTTTTGAATCTGTGTTTCTGCCTGCCTGCGGAAGTCTGCGGCTTTTTGATTTTCAGCTTGGATGTTCTGTTCACGAATCCTTGCCGCTTCTTCGTCATCTCTTTTTTTCTTTGCGGCATCTGCGGCTTTTCTGGCATCATCCATTTGTTTCCGCATAGCCGCTTGCTGTGCGGCAATCTGCGATGAATAGTCAGGTTGACTGCTTCCGCCGCCACTTTTTTTGCCTCCACCTTTACTTCCGCCCATAATTAAGTTCCTCCGAATTGTAGCCCGGTAGTCTTGGGCATTGTGAATACATTAGTAGTTGTCGGCTGATTTGCTTCCGTAGTAGGAAGATTTGCAGTCCCTCCCATTCCAACCAAAGCGCGTTGACGAGCGGCATTTAGATTGTATCCAGCACCAGTCGCCGCCGCTCCTGCGGACAATGCCGCTTGACGCTCTTGCTCCTGCTTTTGCTGATCCGCCATCGTTTGTGCGCTAGAGATTGCAGAAAGTTCTTGTTGCGCCTTCGACTCTTGTTGCCTACGAAGTTGTGCGGCGGCGGCATTCTGGCTTTCAATTGCCGCTTGCTTTTGTTGTTCTTCAAGTCGCCTGCGCTCTTCCTCATAGGCTTGCTGTTGCTGTTGATACATCTGCATCTGCTGTTGCATCTGCTGATTGAACATTGCCTGTTGCATCTGCATTTCTTGCTGACGCAAGGCTTGCTCTGCTTTTATTTGACTTTTGCTGGGGCCGCCTCCTCCACCCATAGTTTTATTTTCCTTTCAGTTTATTGTTTATGCCCCGCCGAATTTAATACTCGACATATCAGGCAATGAAAATGTATTGGCAGTTGCAACTTTTGGAGTTGTTGTTGTTGGTTTGTATGTGAAATCGATTGGCAAATCAGACGGCATAGTTGTATCACTAGTTTTAGTTTGTGCAAGTGTTGCAGTCGTAGGTGATGTTGCCGCAGTTGCAGTAGTTGTAGCAGGTGAAGTTGTTGCCGCAGTAGTCGTTGGATAGGTCGGAGATTGCGTTCTTAAATTAGCAAGTTTTTCGCGTTGCTGTGCTTGCATATTTTGCAAGACTTGTTGCTGTTGATGAAAGTATTCAGGATTGGATGACAATCCTTTTGTCATTGGAGCATATGAACTTTGCTTTGGACTAATCCAGTTCATTAATGGCGCACCATAGTTTTTATCAACAGTTAACCACTTGCCTCCACTTGTTGGCAAAACATTAAGCGGATCCATTATATTCAGAGGATCAACAACTTTTCGCAATTTAGCCGAATACTTGCCTAGTCCTACTTGGTGTAGTGGATCAAGATTTTTTGTTACAAATGTGCCAACAGATTTAGTGAATGAACCACCCATAATTATAATCCTATTTTTGACCTAGCTTCCAAGCAAAGTTTCGATCCGGGTTCAAATAATCTACACGCAGTAGGTCGGCAATTATAAACAGAACACTTAACTGCGGTTCCAACTTCACCTACTAAAGCTACGCACCTGTTATTTTCAGTCTTCATCAGAGGATAGTCAGTTCGTTGCATTTCTTGCGGGATGCCAGTTGCATCTGATCGATCTCGTTTGAAGATCGGCCATGACCACTTAAAACTGCAACAAGCTCCGCATTTTTCACAATCATAGTTTGTCACATTCCGTACATTTTTCCAACCCCAGAAAGCGCACTAGTTGCCAATGTTTTTCCTGCATTTGCCCATGCGTTACTGACTAATTCAGGGTTCGTGCTATGGATTTCAAATGGATTCATAACCATAAAATTTAAGGCATCTGGATTATTTTTTAGTTTTTCATTCATCTCTAGTTGTTTTTGCATTTCCAGATATTTCTTATACATTTCAGATTGATTTTGACTCGTCAAAGCGGCAGATGCTGGACTACTGAAATCAATATCGCTAATACCCTGTGCTAATGCGCCAAGACCTTGACCTATTCTTTTATTTTGCGCTTGCTGTGCATCAAATGCCGCTAGGTCTGCGGCGGTTGCTTGAGTTGCTTTAGGGACTGTGCCTGCCGCAAATTGCGCTTCGCCTATTTTATTTGTTCCTGTGTTTGCTCCACCCATATTATTTCTCCCAAGTTACTGGTTTGAATCCTAAATCTGGTATCACGATATCTTCGTATGGTGCAAGATGTGATATATTTGTCACAGTTGCTTTTAACTTTGGGCAATACACTTGATTGCCTTGATGTCGATCTACACAATTTAAGCAAGTCGGATAGAAGTCTGCGTTCAAAGATTTATCAGGATTGTTTGTCCACCCAGATTTTGTTTTAATATATCGGGTTGGATCGGCTTTTACTTTGTTATCTTCTAGATATTGATAAATGTCGCGATCAGTCCAATCGCGCATAAGGTAAAGCGAAACGGGACTGCCATCAGCATGGCGAATATCCTGCGAAATAGGCACATGACCCTTGATCAAATCAGTATCGGAATTCTTTGTTCCAATCCAAACAGACTCCCACGGCCAATTAAAGGTTCCTGTGGGTCGTTTTAGGAAGTCATCCACACCGCACATGAATTTCTCGCCTTTCTTTGGACGCTCGGTTCCTAATGACAAAACAACTGCTTTGGTTCCCCATTGGAAGTAGTGCAGAAGATCAAAGCGCACCTCGCCAGTTTCTGTATCAGGACCATCTGCTAATGCAAATCGGCTTGCAGGGTAGTCAAAGACAGTCAAATCCCAGTCTCGGATCAATTGATCTGAATACGCATAACGCTCGCGAAATTTCGGTTGCCTAAATTGAATTACAGGGACATCGATTCCAGCTTGAAATTTGAGCAAATGAAGCATCGCAGTCGAGTCTTTGCCGCCTGACCACAGAACGACAGAATTGGGCCAATTTTTCGCCCATAACTTGGCTTTCTCGATTGTTTCGTTAATAAGTTGATCCATATAGACAGATTTTTTGTTTATATGATAATCGCCGCCGCACCGATTGCCGCACCACCAAGTGCCGCACCACTTTCAATCATCTTCCCTTTTGCGGAATTTTGGCTAATTGCATTATTTACTGCCGCATTGTATAAAGATTGATCATAAGCCTGACGATTTTGTCTTTGAACATTAGATAGATTTAAAATCTCTCCCATATTTTTACTTAAATAGTCAAAAGTATTCTGTTGTGCTTCTCCAAGTCCAGTCCCTAATTGTTGCGCTCCTGCAAAAATATTCTTCTGCCAATCCGCCATTGCGCCAAGGTTCTGCGCTTCTTGTCCCATCCTCGCGCCAATTAAAGTGCCGGGATCAAGTCCCCCAGTCGGGCGTTGCTGGCTAGAAACGAACCTATTTCGCAGTTCAATATCTTCCAGCATCCGCTTGCGTCCCTCTTCGGTGGACACATCTGCAAGCATGGATCGACCAAAAGATGACGAAGGATCGACTCCAGTTCCGCTGACCGCAGAAATGCCTTTATTTTTCAACCAAGCATCCATGCGGTTTTTAAAAGACTCGTCAGAGGTCACCGCTTCGATTTGCTCTGGCAATTGATACCGCATACGAGCGGTGGCTGGAGAAAGCAACTCTTCGCCTTGCCTTGTTCTTGCCTCATTCGATAAACCAAATTGCGCGGCTTGCCGAGAAGTCTGCTCTGCATCGAAATCCTGCATCAATGGTTGCGTCTGCCGATACAGATCAAATAACTGACTTTTAGTTCCAATGTCAGCAAGTTGACCTTCTAATGCGCCTTGACCATATTGAAATTTTTGCGCTAGAATAGCATTATCTGTTTGATAATCAGGTCGGCTCATGTATTGACCCGGATTGACTGTTGCGGCTCCACCCATAATTAATCCTTTCGTTTAATGTAAAATACTTCTCGATTTAATCGTTCCATTCCTAACTTATCCATGATTTCATTGGTGAATGTAAATCGCTCACTTTGCAATGGAACTCCAACATAGCCGGGACCACCTGTAAGTTGGTTGTAAACTCGCCAGTCATGCATAGTTTGTATCACATCCCGTGGCGTTGTAAAATCTGGATGGAAAGCAGGATAAATTGTTGGGATGAATACATGGTCACTATAGCCAACTAGCTTGTTATCTTTGTAATGACCATATACATTGATTTGAGGATGATCTACAACCTTGTGATCAAATGTTTCCGCGAAATCAGCAAGTTCAAGAAACTCTGCTGAATCTTTAGGTATTAGCTTATATTCAATTGGTGATCTCATGTATTTATTTATTAGTTAAACCCAACAAAAATCTCATCTGGAACTGGGCCTTGTTTAAAACCTGTATACTGCGAAGCAACTTGATCCAAGACATCTTGACGATCATTGTATGTGCCGCACAACGCACACGGCAAGCACTCATTTTGATTTTTTTCAAAAGGAATAGACGAGTAGACAGGAACCAGAAATTCATCTGCAAAAGGCGAGATGAATTTATTCGGAAACTCTGTCAATCTTTCTTTTGATTTGGCAATACTTGGCATAATTAGCAGGGATTTTTTGCCTTGAATTCTTGCGCGGCATTGGTTGCGGCTTGCTCTGCCAGCGTTTCAGCCTCTTCTCGCGCATGAGCATAGCTAACTGTGGAAATATACGAGGCAGATGCGGTAGCAGAAATCGTCTTGCTAGAACTTGTGCAATTTACAGTCACAGTCTTATAAACTTTGGCACTCCAGTTTTCTTGTGACAAGGATAAATTTTCATACGGACTTTCTTTCAAGTCGATAGTAAAATTGTCACCATTTTGACCTACAACGCACGATTTGGTTTCAATATATTGAGGAATTCCAGTAGCTTTTTCGCTCCAAGGATCAAGAAAAATCCTAACGATTTCGACGCCCATTTGACCGCACCATTCAATTAATACAGAGAAAGCCTTGTCTACATCGTTAGTTAATGGGCTTTCGCAAGTCTCGTATGTAGCTAATCTATTTGCTGATTCTGTAATTAAACGACGATATTGCGTATTCAGAAATCCAGCTTTTTCTACTTGGCTTTCGTAATCTGTGCCTCTCCATTGGTAATCATTAGTAACTGCTAAAATCCTAGTATTTAGAATTGATAAATACCTTCCTTTTGATCCCTTATAGCTTACTTTTACATCTACAGTTCCGCCGATTTCAGTAGCTTCAATTTCGGAATAAATAAACTGCTTTAAATCCATTCCGTCTCCAAGCAATGGAGTTTCAAGCTGGCAATAAATTCGATTGTATAAATCAGTTGTAGTTCCATCAGGATTTATCTGAAGATAACTGTCATACTTTTCTGGCATGAAAGCCTCCCACAAATGATTGTATGAACCATCTGCGGTTGGTGCATAATCGATAGAGAATTGAAAGCACCGATTCTGACTATCAATCTTTCCTGTTGTCCATTGAACAGGTCGAGTGCCTGTCCAAACTCCCGCCCATGCTGGTTGCCGTCCACTCCCCCACTCGGCGGCAGGAGCATAGTCCATAACCATTGTGTCTGTGTTTAACTTTGACAAGTATGGAACGGAATACATCAAGTAGTTTTCAAACGACACAGCACAAATATTCGATGGGTTTCCATCTAAAAATCGCTTTGTTCGCGCCATCTCGATATCTTTAAATAATACTTGAGAACTTAAATACGATGCCGCCGCCACATCCGCCGCAACCAATCCGCCATCAGAATACCACCACATTTGTCCTGCTTGGAATGCAATTGACCGAGGCGCAACGCATCCAACAGTTGGATAAAGCGTATTCTGAAAATTAGTAGTTGTAGTCCATTGCGTCCTATCCAGCACACCAGATGCTAGTGAGTAAGTAGCTCGATCTGTGAAAACAATTAGCCGAGTAGATGTATCTTGACCAACATAAGAAACAAGACCAGTCACAGGTCGCACAAACGCGAAATCGCCCCTGCCTGTGCCTGTCGTGCGTTCCTTCCAGCTAGTTGGATCGCCAAGGTCACTAGCAAGAACGATATTTTTTTCAGCAATCCACATCCTGTTGCCGCTATAAGCCATGTGTGTGCCTGTAGGAATGCCGTGATCTTGCGTTCCTTGTTTGTCGCTACCATCCCACCATGCTGGCGCAGAGATGCCATCCTGTATCATTACAATTGTGTGAGCAGGCGTTACTAATTCGTTTTCTGATGTCGCAAGATTTGCTGTTTTTGTGGCAAGCGCAAAGAAAAGATTTTCAACATCAGGATCGAACTTAATGTTGTTCAGTTTGTAGTCATTCCAGTTTTTAGGCTGAACTAGTGGGAAAGGTGCGTAGTAAACATTACCATCTACTGCAAAGACCATGTAGCTTAATTCTGTTGCAATGACTCCTTCGCCATTTACATCGAAAATCTTTGCAGGAACTACTCGATCAACTCCATTTTCCTCGCGGCTAAATGATGCGTATTTCTGTTTGTTTGCCTGAAATATAATGCCACCTTGCAGGTTTCCGGGTGGCAGAGAAAGGCGCATTGCGTAGCCGGGTCGAGTCTGCGCGATTCCACCTCGAATAGAAAGGTTAGTTCCCCACTTAAACTGGTTTTCAGGCAATGCCCAAGGATTGCGAACAGAATTGACTCCCTGCGTCCATCCTGTGGTGATCTTTTGAAGTCTACCTGATGTGATATTTTCACTTTTCATTAGAACATCACAGGTTCACTTCCATCAGCATAAACAAGGTTTGCAATCTGTGGAGGTTGGAATGCATGACCATCAAGATGCTCTTGCTGATTTTTAAGGTAATTGAACGCAACGCCCCAGTAACGAGTCGCCTGCTCTGCAAAGTCTTTATCTTCCAAATCGCAAGCGTGAACTGCGGTTATAATTGCTCGTTCATGCTCCAGAGGAATGTAATCCTGCTTGGAAGTCACAGTTGGAGGCGAGACACGATAAATGATTCGCGCCCAAGCACATTTCTTGCCAATGCGAACTCGTCTGTAACTAGGGTTAATTTCGGTTGGATGATATTGACCAATCAGAGTCAAATCATTACTGCGCCCGTAATCCCATGCATAAAGACTTACATATCCATCTGTTACTGGTTTTTCAATATGTGCGATACTCTTAACTAGAACTGGACCCTGAACATTATCTACAAAGAAAGTAGAGGTAGTTTTATTTCCAGTCGTTAAATATTCAACTCGACCAGTAGTCGAAGATAAGTTTCTAGCGTTATTTAAAGTGTCATAAAGCTCAAATTCATCGCTTTTAATCTTGCGAACATAGTATGTAGTTCCTGCAACAAGACCACTTGGTAATACATCGTTTTCAGTTGCGCGAACAGTTACGGAATCGCCAGTTTCATACAAGCAAGCAGGCGCATAAATGCTAGTCGAAGGCTGGACTGTCATTACCCTACGAATGTCTAGCGTCAATCGACCAGTCCCCGGCGTTGCAATCGGAACTAATACGCCACCAGAATAAACTTTAACACGATTACCAAATAGCTTTACAGTATAATCCGTTCCAGCAACCAACGGAGATGGCAATGTTCCAGATGATGTAAAGCTAACTATCTCATCATCTGCAATGTATTGAATGTTATCTGGCTCAATTAAATCATCGTAAACACTAGGAGTGACAGTAAAACGAATTCCAAAATATGTTTGACCAGTTCCAAATGCCGTTGCAATAACCTTGCCTTTAGAAGCAAATATATTCCCTGTAGCAGGGACAAGATTTATAGAAACGCTATAACTAAATTGCGTTGGCGATATATATGTTATTGTTTTAATTCCATTATATTCATTTTGATCAGCACCGCTAATTAGAATTTGATTTCCATTTGAAAATCCATGTGCAGAGCTTGTTGTAACAGTAGCAATCAATGAAGATGTGGTGATGCTAAAAACACTTTTGTCTCCTATTAAAGCGTTTGCTTCAGAAGTATAAACCTTTCCAGACACATCACTATCTTTGCGTAACCAAAATTGCGTTACTCCATTATCAATCGATGGAGTTGTAGTTGGAAGCAAGAAATCAGTTCCAAAGTAAAAGCCTTGAGTTTGTCCTAGAGAGGTATAGTCACCTCGCCAATTTCCAGTAAATGCAACGCCAAATGCGCGAGAAAGAACTACATATAATGTTCCTGATCCAGAAGATTTGATATCTACATCTGAATAGTCAGTATTCTTAATCGTAAAAGTATTGCCAGCAGTAGGATTTTCTGCACGATATACAGTTCCTGCCGCTAATGGAGATGGTAATGTTCCTGTGCTTTGGAATTCAACAAAAACTCCAGTAGACGGAGAAATCGTGACGCTGGGCGGCGATGTGTATCCAGTTCCTTGCGTAATAATGTCAATGGAAGTAACTTGCCCTCCAAATACATTTGCTTTTGCTGTTGCTCCAGTTCCTCCACCACCTTCAATTTTAACTTGTGGTGCTTCAGTATACCCAGAGCCACCAGAAACCTGTGTGAATTTCGAGATAAACGATGTGGTAATGCTTGCAGTTGCAGTAGCTTGATTGCCTGATGCAACTTTAGCGGCAGTAATGTTTCCTGTAGCTGGGTCTAATGCAGATGTAACAATATAAGTAAATGTATTAGTAGCAACATCTGATATTGTTTTAGTTCCGTTATAGTCGTCTGGAAAAGCACCGCTAATTAAAATTTGATTTCCATTTGCAAACCCATGAGCAACAGCAGTTGTTACTGTTGCTATTAAAGTAGCAGGATCGGTCGCAATACTTGTAACAGTAAAATTTGTAGTTGTAGGTGGCGCAATTGTTACTGTAGGAGCAGATGTATATCCTAATCCAGAATCTGTAATAATCACTTCAGAGATAGTATTACTTACTGTATTGCGAATTGCATAACCAGTTGCAGTCCTAAATTGCTGACCAGCAGGAGGAGTTGGAGGATCGCTAAATGTCACAGCAGGTTCAGTTGTATATCCTGAACCTCCAGCAGAAACACGAACAGATGTTACAGAACCTACAGGAACTGCCGCAAATTGCGCTCCTGTTCCAGATGGTGCAGGAATTGTAAGCCCCGCCGCAGAAATCTGATTAGTTTTTCCAACGCTTGCCGTAGCAGAGATTAATTTTACCAACGAAAACACACCGCTACCGGGTGTAAGAAGAACGATAGGATCGACAAAGAATGTTCCAGTTGAAGCAACTGCGTCTGCTTGATTTTCGTGAAGCGTTACCGATGTCGAATCAATTACATTTACAAAGTAATTTTTATTACTAATTAATGGACGGGGTAATACGCCACCAGATGTAAATGCTTCGACCTGATCTCCATCAACAAATAAGTGAGGAATTGTAAAAGTTAACTTTGTTTCAGGAAAAATTTCTTTACGAATATCAACATTGATAGGAGATGTCGATCCAGTTGTGTAAACCTCATTGTAATTATTTTCAGCGTTTTCCTCTGTTTCAAAAACTTGAAGATTCGTGGAGTCTAAAAGATTGCCAAAGTAAGTTGTTTCTGACTTCAATGGAGCAGGCAATGTCTGTCCCGCAGGAAATACAATAGGGTTTGCAGGACTAATGCCAATCGTTGGAGCGGTTGCAAAGCGTAATGCTGTTACAACACGGCTTGCTCTTTGATCAAGAAACTCTAGCGGACTAGAACCAACGATTGATTGTAATAAAATTGGATAATCTCCTGCTTGAGCATTAAGTGAATCATTGTAAATCTTAATCGTGAGCGCATCGACAACGCCGATGTAATATGTTTTGCCACTAGACAAAGGAATTGGCATAGTCCCAGAAATCGGAATTGGAGTAATAGTCATTCCCTGCCCAGAATCTAACTGGTGAGCAGTAGCAGATTTGAAAGTCTGAATAGGCGAAATTGACACTTCGCGAGTATTAACTTTTGATCCAGATGGAGCGATAGTTCCGTAAGGAAAGTCAGAAATGCTATTGATAGGAACAAGCAACCCATCCACACCAGTCCCATCAGGCAATTGACTCCGAATATCTCGGTTTAAATTATCTGTGCCAATAATACGAAGAACTTTGCCGACATCATTGCTTGATTCAGCAATAGCAACCAACTCGGAAGGCTGGATGACTTCCATGAGGGTAGCAACATATCCTCTATCGTCCCATGCCCACTCGACAGGGTTATACTTTCCGCCTTTATTTACATGGTATTGAAAGAGACGATTGCGGAAGTATGTTGGACTGCCGTCTACATTAACCGCTAACGGCACAGAAACGCCGCGAGGCAACGCAATAGAGCATCCATCCCACCCCGTGCAGACATCTACCTCTGCGGTAGAATGCATCCAATGCCCACTCTCCATGAGAGTCTGGACTGCCTGACTGATCTTGCGAAAAATTTTAGTCTGATCTGTCGTTCCTAAAATTTCCGCGCATTCCTCGAAAATTTGCGATACGAACATATTTTAAGCATTCCCGCGAGATAATTCCTCGGCAAATGCGGCAAGATCGGCATCTTCCATCGCGCCTTCTGGCGTTGCAGGAGCGGTAGCAGACATTTCGCCACCACCCGTTGCCTGTTGTTCGACTTGAACAGCAAGTGCGTCGATAGCCTCTGCCAATTGCACCACGATGCCGTGTAATTGGTCAAAAGTAGATTTAGGGATGCTCATCATTACCTCGCCGCCACCAGAAGGGGCAGGAGGCATTGCGGACATTTCGTCGGTCATAGCCTCTTCAGGCATTGGTGCATTTGTTTTTTTCATAATTAATCTTCTTCTTCAGCTTCATTTAAGCCGTTCTCAATTTCATCCTCGTCATCGTATTCTTCGGATTCCATTTCGGATTCAGTTACTGAACTTGGTTTAATACCGCAAATTTGAAGTTCTACGCAATGCCGTTTTTTCTCCTCACCATCACGCATCGTAACTTCTTTTTTCTCCATTACCTTTTTAAAATGAATAACAGCAGTTCCTTCTTTCGGAAGTTTACTTAACTCTTCTGCATTGTCGAAATAAAGAGAAGGATAGTGATATTCGTTTTTAGGAGTTTCGATTTCGATTTCAGTCATTCCCATTGAAGGAACTTCTTCGCCTAAATCAATGAATCCTTCTGGCAATTCGGCTTTTTCTTTAGTATATGGCATATTAACGAATCCTTCTTGCTTCAATTGTTCCGTAGGCACTTAAAGTTGGTGTACTTCCTCCAAATGTTGCACTACAAACTAAATAAATAGGCGTAGGTGTACTAGATGTCAAAACAATTCTTTGTCCACGAATTGGAATCCCAATATCACTAGCCGCAGTTGGAACAACTGCCGCCATTACAAGACGAGTAAATGTATCTTGACCTCCAAGTTGCACAGTAGTTTGACTAATTCCTTGAGTAAGATTTGTAATACTAGCAGTAGAATTTGCTTTATAATTAACTTGTCCATTAATATACCATTCTCCTGCTGGCAATGAAATGCTTGTAACATTTGCAATTACTCCAGAAGTTAATGTAACAGCATTTCCAACAGGAATTGTAGATAATATGACTTGACCAACAAATCCAGATGCTCCGCTTGATCCATCTGTTACACCATAAATTAATGTGCTTGGTATTTGCGCTCCAGTAGCCCCAATAACAGTTCCAGAAATAATTGGAGATGTAATTGTTGCTCCAGATGAAATCGTGACTGGAATTGAAATATTAGAAGAACCATCAAAAGATGTTGCCGTTCCAGTTATTGCTCCAGAAATAGCAATTGTTCTTGGTGTAGATAAAGTTGATGCTGACCCTCCAGCATTGCCAGTAACATTGCCAGTAACATCACCAGTAACATTGCCAGTAACATTGCCAGTAACATCACCAGTAACATCACCAGTAACATTGCCGCTTAAATTTCCAGTAACATTACCAATAATTGAATTAGTAAATGTTTTATTACCAGTAATTGTCTGCGTTGTATCTGTCGTGCAGATATTTGGGCTAATTACTGCTTGAGTTGCTTTTCGTAGTGGCATATTATTTATTTTTTACAATACACTCATTAAAATATGAACACTGGTTGTGCTATAATATTCTATTGTTGCTGTATTTGCTGTAGTGTGTGGTCTTATTTGCAATGTTAAACTTCCGTTATTAGATGTTGTTTCTCTAACAGCAATAATTGATGCAAATCCTGTTGCTGGCGCACCACCAAGTGTTGGTGCAATTCCTGCGGCAGTTGTGAAATTTACTTGTGTTGATGTGCCTGTTCCGGGTTGAGTCGTTGATAGTGAGTTTGCTGTATATCCAATAAAATCTGGAGTTACGCCATCGAACCCACTACTCCCATATACACCAATAACTACACTCCCAGAATATGCACCTCTTTGAAATATTCTTTTTCCAGTAGTTAGATTCGATTGAATTGTTTTTACAAGCACTTTTACTTCTAACAACACAGAATTATCTGGATTGCTAATAATTTTATTAACTGATGGATATGGTTGATCCAATATAGCTAATAGATCAGTATCTAAAGGCGCATCTCCGCTTGACATAAATGTATATGGAGAATTTCTCCATTCAAACTGCGATCCCGTCATTTGGCTTCCTCCAAAAAGTGAACCCAATCTAGGATTTAATGATCCATTTCCAAAAATCATTCCCGTAGTTGCTGGCGCAAACGGTTGAAATCTTTGGCAAAATAGTCCATTTACATATATATCGTTATCTGCTTGGTAATTACCGATAGTTGGCATACTTGTTGCGCCAACTAATATTTTACCTTGATTTGTAACTATAGTTTCTATGCTATTTGTATTTGTTGTATTTCCAATTTTAACAGTAGGAGCATTCCCATTTTGTGTAAGAGTCAATGCTGGAGTTGTGCTATTGTTATTTATTTCCCACGATGTCCATGATCCAGACGAGTTTTCAAATGTAATATTAGCAGTCAACTGACCAGTTGAAGAATTATAGCTTGTGACTGTTCCAGTCATAAAAGCATAATTAAATGGATATGTCCTAGAAATTTTTATGCCATCACCAGAAATAAAAGCTAGACCTGTATTTGTAGTTAATGTTTTACTTCCTGTTGTAAATGATAAAGATGTAGTTGACGAGCCGACATAATTAGATGTTTGAAATGTTTTTTCTTTACTAATTGTTTGATTAGTGTCAGTCGTAACAATGTTTGGCGTAATGACATTTTGAGTTGCTTTTGTGATAGGCATATTTTTGTTTTTTCTAATTTAGGCTATTGAAAGTGATATGATGTTAATTTCTGATCCACTTGGAACTGGTTGACTGAATGTTAATGTTCTTGGTGTAACATTATCAATTGTATAGTTTGTTGTTTTTTGTACGATACCATCAATAGTTACAAGGTAAGCTGGAGAAAGTATAGACAATCCTCCAGTAATTGCAAATATAGTTTGAGTTCCATTTCCAATGTAAGACCATGCATTGCCAAAATTGGATGGAGGCAGTTCTGCACTTCCAGTAGCTCCTTGAAATCCAGTAGCTCCTTGAAAACCAGTTGATCCAACTCCTGTTGCACCAACTAATCCAGTTGCGCCAACCAAACCAGTTGCGCCAACTAAACCTGTAGCTCCAGTAGCTCCTGCTCCTGTCGCTCCAATTAATCCCGTAGCTCCAATTAATCCCGTAGCTCCAATAAAACCTGTGGCTCCAACAAATCCAGTAGCTCCAATAAAACCTGTCGCTCCAACAAATCCAGTAGCTCCTATCGGGCCTACAATTGGTCCTACATTAACCCATGTTCCAGAACTTTTTACCCACAAATTACCAGTATCTAAAGCAATTACCCCATTTCCATTAATAGCAGATGGAAATGCAGTATTAAGCGTAGCTTGCGGGTCTGCACCTACAGTTGGAACATTTCCAATAATTGAAACAGAAGTGCCATCATTTCCTTTTTCTCCAGTAGCTCCGACAAATCCAGTTGCCCCGACAAATCCAGTTGCCCCGATAAATCCAGTAGCTCCAATTTCTCCAGTAGCTCCAATGAAACCAGTCGATCCAACTAATCCCGTGGCTCCAATTTCTCCAGTAGCTCCGACAAGTCCTGTAGCTCCAAATTCTCCAGTAGCTCCGACAAATCCAGTTGCACCTTGAAATCCTGTCGCTCCGACTAATCCTGTGGCTCCAACCGATCCAGTTGCGCCAACTGCTCCAGTTGCGCCAATCAAACCTGTAGCTCCGACCGATCCAGTTGTGCCAACTGCTCCAGTTGCGCCAATCAAACCTGTAGCTCCGACTGATCCAGTTGAACCAACTGCTCCAGTCGATCCAATTAATCCAGTAGCTCCTTGAGTTCCTATGCCTGTTGCTCCTTGCGAACCATTTAAACTAACAATAACAATTTGCGATCCATCAGGGATGGCAGTTGACATTGTTAGCGTAGTTCCGCTAATTGTATAATTATTTGGGTCTTGAACAATTCCATCTATAGCAATTAAATAGGCAGTAGATAAATTAGTTATCGCTCCAATTATAGTATAATTAGTTTGTAGCCCATCTCCAATAAATGACCATCTAATTCCTCCTGCTGGAGCGGCACTTCCAGTTGCGCCAACTAAACCTGTAGCTCCAATTGATCCACTAGCTCCTGTCGCTCCCGTCAATCCTGATCCAGTAGCTCCTGTAGCACCTTGCGATCCTATCCCTGTAGCTCCTGTTGCTCCGTTACCTGTAGCTCCAGTCAATCCAATTCCCGTTGCACCAGTTGATCCAATTGATCCTACTCCCGTTGCACCAGTTGCGCCAATTCCAGTTGATCCAGTTGCTCCTTGCGTTCCAATTCCTGTTGCACCAGTTGCGCCAATTCCAGTTGATCCTCGCAATCCTGTTGCTCCTTGCAACCCAATTGCGCCTGTCGCGCCTGTGGCTCCAATCGGTCCTCCACTTGGCCCAGTCGATCCTTGAAAACCAGTTGCTCCTTGTAGACCTATTCCAGTTGCACCAGTTGAACCAATTAATCCTACTCCAGTTGCACCAGTTGCTCCAATTGATCCTACTCCAGTTGCACCAGTTGCTCCACTACCTGTTGATCCTTTTTGTCCTGTAGCTCCAATAAAACCACTTGCTCCAGTTGCTCCGATTGGCCCAATACCTCCATCACCAGTAATCCCAATCATCCAGTCAGCAAAATTCCCTGCTCCTTGAATAGTATCAACCCATAAACGAACCCATGAATTATTTACTTCCATTACATTTCCCTCGACCCAGTCATAAGGGTATGCAGAATTAGCTACTGCGCGAAGTCGAGTTCCGTATGTCCATCCAATGTCGGCTGAAGGAACATAATCAAATTGTTTTAATCCTGTTGTAATGTCGTGAGCAGTAAAACTTTGACGAGTAATGACTGGAGAAATTCCGCTTGCTCCCGCGCTTCCCCTGAAACCCGTGCTACCAGTCGCGCCAACAGGTCCAATAAGACCTTGCAAACCAGTAGCACCAGTCGATCCGATTCCCGTTGCGCCAACTGGACCTATATTTCCCGTGGCTCCAGTTGCGCCAGTTACACCTAAACCTGTCGCTCCAATCGGCCCTGTGCTTCCTGTGGCTCCAATTGGGCCTGTGGAACCAGTTGATCCAACGCCAGTTGCGCCTGTTGATCCAGTTGCTCCGAAACCAGTTGCGCCAGTATCTCCCTTTAATTGCAATTGAACAACAGTTAAGTAACTTCCAATTGGAACAATAGCATCAGTAAATGTTAATACAGGAGGCAATGTTGAGCTAATTGTATAAGTAATTGGGTCTTGAACAACTCCATCCACATATACTAAATATGCGCTACTATATGTATTTGTTGCTCCAGTAAGCGTGAACGATGACCCATTATTTCCATCAAATCCGATTCTATAAAATGGACTTAAATTACTAATTTGATTATTAAAGACGCGAATTAAATAACACAACAATCCTTCACCTTCTTCGCGAGGGATATCGTCAACTTCTGCTGTATTATTAGGATCACATGGAATATCCCAAACCACCCTTCCATTAACTACACTTTTTGTAATATCCCCATAAAGAGCATAAACAAGATTAGAGATTAAAGAAGGAACGCTTTCAGGAGAAACTTGTGGATATGGAATATCCTGACGGCAGATGTTGTTGTAGTTATCGTTGTTGCAACTCATAATTAAGCCTCAATTAGTAGATACGGAATTGTTTTTTGTGAAAATCGATCCATCTGATCGTATACTAAAGAAATAAACGAGTCGTATTGCGATGAAGGAATCGTCTGACAACCGAGCGACGAGGTAGATTTACCTCCGCGATGGATGTTTATATTATAACCAATCGAAATGCCTTCGCCATCGCGATAAACAGGCAACGCTTCGTCTTTTGTCGCAGGACGCAAAGCTGGATACCCCGGCCCTTTTGAAATGCCATGTTTGCCTTTTTTGTAAATGTGGACTCCCGGCACTAACGATGCGATTCCTTTGCGATAGATTGTCGGATCGGTATTCGCATTGTACGAAACATACGCTTCAGGCGAAACTAGGAAAATCGCATCATCGTAAATTCCTCTTTGATTGCCTGCTGGTGGAAATGTTTCAGAATAATATCCTCTAATTCCAAGCAAAACAACACTAGCTGTGATTCCAGCTTTTTTAATCATGCTCAATGATTTTTCTTTTGATTGTTTTGGAGTTGACTTTGGAATCATCATATATTACTCTTCACTTTATGAAGACTTGTTGCCGATGCGAAATTAATAAAGAGTTGAATGAATTTGTCAAATCTAAAAGAATGAAAGATGGTTTTAGTAATAGGTGCAAATCTTGCCATAGAATTGCAAGTATTGAGTCGTGCAGGAATAATCCACATGGAAGAAAAAAAGCACACCAAAAATATTACCAAACACACAAACAAGAACACATTCAAAAATGTATTGAATGGGCTAAAAGAAATCCTCAAAAAGTTAAAGAAATCAGGTTGAGATGTCGTCGTAATTTGACAGAGGATCAAATTAAAAAACTCAATGAGTGTAGAAAAAAATCCACAAAACAACAAAGACAAAAGTTCCCTGATAAATACAAAGCAAGAAATAAAGTTAACAATGCTGTTGCTAAAAAGAAAATCCCAAAAGTTACAACATTGCAATGCATAGATTGCGGAAGTCCAGCAAAACAATATCACCATCATAAAGGATACGATGTTGAACATTGGCTTGATGTTGTTCCAATGTGTATTTCTTGTCATTCTTTAGCTAAATAATCATTTTCCTTTACGAACTACATTAATTAAGCCGATTGCGCCTAAACCTGCCGCTAAAATAGCGTTCTGCAATTCAGGCTCAAGTTTTACTCCAAGTGCCGTAGCGATAAGGAGTAAACCACGCCATGTGCTATTCTCCGAGAGTCGTTCTAATACGATATTTACGATTTTCATTTCTTTGTTCCTGTTGGTTCTGGAAGTTCATATGTGAATCTTCCGTATTGTGTCTCTAACGAAATACCTAAAGTAGTGCAAGATGTCAAGAGTGCCATTCCTAAAAATACAAACGAGATCAGAATTAAAAACAAAGCAATTTTTTTAGGATTCATAGCGATTCAATCTTTCTTTCAATTCGATCCAAGATCAACATATTTCTTCCGATTGCTTGATTGCTAACACTCAAGACTTCCATCATCTCTTTATTCACATTGCGAAGATGGTCGTTAAATTCGTGCTGAACCTGATCCATCTTTTTTTCTACTTTGTCAAGGCGAGATGTCAAATATTTGAAAACAACGGATACCGCAATAATTCCTAAAGCCAAAAGCGCAACAAACATGAATCTGTCTCCTTTCGTTGATGCCAAATCTATTGTTTTTAATATGCTTTCTTCCATATTTTATAAATTGTTTGGTATGAATGCCGCTTGTTTCGAGCAAACGATAATTGTTGAAGAATATGTTATTTGGGCATAAGCGAAAACATAACGAGTCCCATCAGAATATGGAAATTGCGCGCTCCATGTTCCGTTTCCATTGTTTGTAGTCGTTGCGGAAACCCAAGTCCTGCTCATTGGATCAGCAGTTACAAGCGCATAGTAAAATTGAACTGCTGTTACATCTTCTGGTTGAGATGGCGAAACTGTTGCCTTCGCAGTTCCAATCGAAACAATACTTGGAATTGTGTTTGGATTAGAAGGCCAAGTGATTGCAGAACCTTTTAGATACTTGTCAAACCACAGGCGAACATCCTGCTCAAATCCAGTAATGTCATGCGATGCATTAGCCTTAAAAGCATAGCTTCCTTGGACTGGAGTTATTTCAAAGTTGCGGAATCCTCGATCAAATTGACCATGAAAGTCATTCGTTGACATCATCCACAACATTGGGTTCCTAGCGTATTTTGCGTAGGCTTGGCATTCCAGAGTTGAGATATAAAGATTATTTCCGTCTGAAAACGGAGGCTCCGAATATGGAATGTTATACAACCAAACGGAGTTTGTTTTCCAATAATGAATCCATCCATTCCCATATTGAGCCACACAACATTTAATATCTGGGTCGATATTCATGTTGTAAGCAATCTGACCACCCCAGCTATTCCCGTAGAAGCCGATCTTGGTAATGTCAATGTCGGCGGTTAGAGTTTTGGTATACGCAAGAACCCTGCGAGGCATGGCGAACCAATAATACATATCTTGGTTGCGGACATCCTCAATAGTCGCAACAGATGCTTGGTTGGTATAGTTCGCGTTGGGATTCGTTACTTGGTTCAGCCGATTCAAAGCCGCTGGATAAAGCGTCATCAAGGTGGTTGGATAACTATAAGTCCCATTGAAAGTTCCGCGCCAATCGTATTGTATTACTGCATAACCTAGATTTGCGTAAGTTGTAAAATCATCTACGGATGCGCCCCAGCCATTTGAGAAAATAAAACAAGGAAGGTTTCCCGATCCGCGAAGCGATGCCTTGACTTGGTATTTAACATACACACGAATCAGATAGCCGTTGATCGGCATATCAATGAAAGAATTTTGCGTGAATACTCCGTTTAATGTTGATGCGCCAATAATCGTTTCATTGAACGCTCCAGTATTGGGATTGTAGTTGTTGTAAAGAGAACCAACATCCCAGACGCTCAAAGGGTTCGGAGTTACTGGCGTATTAGTGTCAGTCCTAACCCAGCTTCCGTTTGAGGCATAGGCAATCGCTTGATTGTTTACACCTTGCTTGCCGAAACCTATTCCATCCGTGCAATAGACTTGCGTTCCATTTGAAGAAGAAACAGAAAGTTCATTAACTGGCAGTTGGACTAGACCTCCCGTTGTGGCATAGTCTAATTTGCGTGTAAATGGATTGAACTTAAACCCCATCGCTCGGTCTTTCTGGCAGAGAATGTAAATCAATCTCGCTGGCTAATTTCGCTTGAGTCCCAGCGGGAGGTTGCCAATCTTCAAGATTGCCATTCCAGACCACAAGGTTAACCAACCATCCGCCTTCTTTATCAATTATTGCGTAAGTGTCCATATTAGAAATATGTAGTAACAATGACGATTCCTTGCGCTCCGTTTCCGCCAGCACCAGAAGTTAAAACGCTTCCTTGGGTTCCTTGGCATCCACCACCACCACCACCACCTCCATAAAGCCCCCCATTTCCACCCCTGCCAGCATTAACAGTTACACCACCAGCACCACCACCAGCACCCCCGCCAGCGTGAATAAATGATCCCATAGAAGTTCCATTTGCCCCAGCCGCTCCCTCGGTTTGTCCTCCTAATGCTTGGCCTCCAGATGTAGAAGGATTGTTTCCGAGAACCCATTGACCATTCCCTCCGATAAACCATGACCCAGAAAGATTGCATCCACCACCCGATCCGCCACCAGCGGCAGAAATTAAAGTAGTCCCACCAGCACCTCCAGCACTTGCTATTGAACCAGTTCCGCCAGCACCTCCGGGGTTTACATTTCGTCCATTTGATCCACCTCCACCTCCAGAAGATCCAGAGCCAGTTCCTCCTCCACCTCCTCCAGCATAAACCCAAGGAGAAAACGCACTTCCTCCAATTGCTCCAAAACTTGAATCTCCACCAGCGGTTCCAGCAAGTCCTTGTGCGTTAGGGCCAGTAACAGCATTTCCTCCAGTCCCGCCAGCACCAACTGTTACAGCTTCGGTGGCAAGCAGAGAAGAAGCGGGGATTTGTGTTCTAAAAGTTAAGCCACCACCAGCACCTCCACCTCCACCGATTTGACCAGCGTTGACTCGTCCAGATGCACCTCCACCACCACCTGCGATGACAAGAACATCTACCGATCTTGCTCCCGCTGGCTTCGTCCAAGTGCCTGACGAGGTAAAGATTTGAACATCCGTAGGTGTTGATGTTCCAGCAGGGCCAGTTGCACCTGTAGCCCCAACGCCAGTTGCGCCTGTCGCGCCATTATTGCCAGCAACGCCAGTTGCGCCTTGAGGCCCAAGCTGGTTATACATCACTTGCATTACTGTGATGATTACTGATGGTATCGCAGGAGCGGGTGAGACTGCTGTATTATGGTCGATGCCGATGTTTGTATTGTCAGTTGACCACATCAACTGGAAATTATCTCCAGAAACAAAGTTGTCCATGAAGTCCCATGCCGCTACTACATAAGGATTATTCGTGGGAACAGATATACGGGTAGCGGAATCTGGAAGATCGGTTCCATTTTTACGGAACCAGATTTGAACAGTATTACCAGAACCTCCACCACCATTGTTATGAAATTGTGCAGAGAACTGAATGTCGTATGTTCCCGGCGAAGTAAAAGTAATTTGTGATCCACTAACTACCGAAATGCCATTTTGTCCAATGACATTATTTACTGTCATGGCATATGCGGTATTGGCCGCAACAGCAGTTTGATCTACATTGCTGAAATACGATCCATAAAAACCAGATGCACCACCAGCACCAGCAGGGCCAGTTGAACCAGTTGCTCCTTGAATACCTATTCCAGTTGAGCCAGTTGCGCCAATTTCCCCAGCAACGCCTGTGCTTCCTGTGGCTCCGATTGGCCCTGTGCTTCCCGTGGCTCCGTTTAATCCAGAAATACCCGTGGCTCCAGTACTTCCAACTCCCGTGGCCCCGACTGGGCCTGTGCTACCCGTGGCCCCGATGCTTCCAACTCCCGTGGCCCCGACTGGCCCGGTACTTCCCGTGGCTCCGACTGGCCCGTCCACGCCCGTGCTTCCTGTCGCTCCCTGTACACCTATTCCTGTGCTACCCGTGGCTCCAACTGGCCCTCCACTTGGCCCAGTTGCGCCAGTCGCTCCAATTGCGGCAGTCGATTGGCTACTAGTAAAATCAAGTTTACCAGTAAATGGATTAAATGTAAGTGCCATATTAAGATATTGCTACATTAACAAGGTTTGCATCATTAGAAACTGGAGGCTGAACAGAGTAAGTAAGCGTAAGCGTTGCTACAGGAGAAGAATCTTTTTTATAAATAACAGTAGCAATGTTATTAGTTGATCCATAATATGTCAACGCTAGTTCATCATATTCTGGAATTTGAAAGCCTTTTAAGCTATTAAGGTTTTCAAGAACTAAATGCCTGAAATCGGCAGTATCAAGGATAGGAGGTAAGTTTGCCATAGGATTAATAAGTTAAACTGATTAGAGGGAGCCAGAACTTAATCTGACTCCCTCGTTATCAATCTACTTACAGACCACCAACCGAGGTCGAGCAGGGAAGTGGCAGACCATCATAAGGACAACGCTTATAGAGGATAGCGCACACATTCTGCGGACGAATCGGCTGAATAGCACGGGAGATTTGGTAGATGTGCTGACCAAAATCACCATACAAGTTGCAGTCGTTATCGCGGAAATAAGTCCATTCCAGTTCACCCATAGCAAGTTGCGGAGCGAAACGGAAGGTTCCTTCACCAGTATAGGTTTCAGGAACGAGACGCTTGAAAGCCTCGCCAGCGATAACAAACATGACTTCGTATTGGGCGGCAACCCACGCAGGATTGCGGCGTTGAGCGAAGCCATTGGTAACGGCAGTCGAGGTGATTGGGTTGATAAGAACCAAATCGCCAGAACCATTGTAGCCAGAGGCGCGAAGAGGTTGCTGATCGATGCCGAAAGCAAATCCACGATAACCAAAGAACTGATAGCCTTTGATCGAATCTTCACCGAGTTTGAACGAACCAGTCGTAAGAGCAACGAGGTCTTCTTTGACATCAGCATCGTTGCGGAAAGCCTCGATCTGATCGGCGGATGCCATGACTTGGAAGAATTCGCCATCCTTGGAACCAAAAGGCTCGGCAAGCATCTCTTCGCGAAGGAAAGTGCCAATGCGGTAAAGAGTCTTGAAGTTCATTGGGCTATCAGGAAGAATGCCAGTAGCAAACTTCGTGTTGATTGCCTGCATATCGCCAGTAAGATTCTGGGTGAAAGTGCGGGTCGAATTCGACACATACTTAATGCCAGATTGAATTAAATACTGATAACGAATATCGGCATTGATCAACTGGAGAATGGTCTTCTCAAGCGAAATCTGCGCCTGAAGGTAAGAACCTTTGAAAGCGGTACGCGAGGTCTTCACGCAAACGCGAGGGCCAGCACCACGCAAGGTCTGTAGCTGGAACTGATATTCAGTCGAGCCAACTTGATCGGGAGTAGCACCAACGCCACAGAGGGTGGTGTCGTTAGCGAACGATGGGGCGGCAAGTGACGCGGCAGGAACTGCCATCTCTTGCACTACCGAGCGAACAACATCCGAAACATTCGGAAGAGTGCCACCATCGATAGAGTTAATGTATGGGGATTTACGAGCAAGAACTCGTCCAATTTGACCGATGATTCGGTTGACATCTTTAGCCGCGAAGTTTTGAACTGCGGCGAGTGAAATACAATCTGACATATGTTTAGTTTTCTAATTTTGAGGTTTTGGTTTCTTGGTTTCCCCTCAAGTTTAAAAAACCATTGGGGCAACAAATATTTTATAGCGTTTTACTGCTAATTTTTAATTCGTTTGCCCCGGCTACGCTGGGCGTTTTTCGGCCTGATTTACAATTTTTATGGTCTTTGTATTGACCGCAGAATAACGCTTCTACACTTCGCAGTATGCTTCGTCTAATACACTATTTTTTTTTAGTGTCAAATAGAACTAGTAAATTTTTTTGAAAATTTTTCTTTCATCAAATTAAAATCTTTTGTGTGTTCCAAAGCATCTATGTCTAGGTTCAAAAATGGATTGAAGAAATCTGCCTCGTAGCGCATCAATCCATCGTCTGTAATTAATTCCTCGTTCCAGATTTTTGTCATTGCGGCATTACAAATTTCTTTTGAAATAAACATCACGCAAGCTGGGTTTCCAGCAATGACAAATGAATTTCCTTCGTGTGCAGTAGCGAGCGTTGGAGTGAATCCATAATTCAAAACATCGTAGTCGCTAATCCATCCTCCACCTGCGGCATGGAGCGCACAAATTCGATTGAATCTAGCCTGAATTAATTCTTGTGACTCGTTCTTTTCTTTGTTCAACAAAGGATAGGTCTGAAGCAGTTTTTTAGTAATTTTAATTCGTTGCGGAGAGATTTGTGAATGACTGGAATTTAGCATCACGGGATTCCATCCTGCGCGAGTCCAACTGTCCTTCCAAAGATTAGCTTTTGAGAATTCTAAAGCCTGATCTTTTGCCTGAATTGCCTCGTAGTAAGCGTAAATAGTTTTCATCAGTAGCAACGATATCCGACATGAAATGTTGGAACGGAAAGGTCAATAAAAGTAGAGTGACCCGCTTTTTTAGCGCGAATGCAGAACGAGATGTCCTCACCAGTTTTGCCGTCAATCGGATGGAAGAAGTTCCCATCAATATCTGGGTAGTTTTTAGCAATATCTTCAAAAACCCGACGATGAACTAACATTGCGCCTGTGCCTAACCAATCGACTTCTACAACGGCATCTTCGTAGTTCCTTGCGCGAGGAACTAAAGACTGATCAGAGCAGACTAATCCAGCACCTTCCCTGCGCTCAAAATATGCCGCACCAACGACGCTTTTATTGTCTCCAACCAACTTGTGAATGATATGCCTCTGGAGCGGCAAATCTAGCACATTGCGAGCGGAAGGAACCCAATGTCGCATCCATGCTGGTCGCCCAATGCACGGAATCATATCATCGTCTAGCATGAGCATCCACCTAGCGTCAGTTTCGAGAAATTTTGCGGCGAGACGATTTCGCGCCTGATAAATCATGGAATTGCCTAACTCAAGATCAAAGCGTATTTTGTCGCGCCCAAAATCAAGAGCAAGTGCCGTCAATACCATCGCAGTCACGGGATTAGTAGTCTTGTATGAAAGCAAGCCAACAAAGATGTCCCTGCCTGCGAATTCACACCGATAGCTAGGCATTCCATCTGAATTGCGCGATTCGATGATCGGATTATCTTGCGATTCGACTTTGATATTCTCTGGTTCTGGAGGAAGAACAGATTCCAACTTTGCTTTGCGAGCAGGTTTTTTCTCTTTCTGTGATTTTTTCACAACTGGTTCTTCTTTTTTGGGTGGTTCAGCTTGTTTTTTTGCTTCAGCTTCTTTGGCTTTATCTCGCTCATACTTTTTCAACGAAAAGCCGGGGATTGGAAGGTTAGCAAATGGGTCAAATGACTCCAATTGTTTCGCCGCATTTTGTTCAAGTGGTGATAGTTTTTCCATATTTATTTATTAAGTAAAAGTTTTTATGTTAATTGCGTAGGTGGGACTTGAACCCACACTCCGTTTTCACGAAATCGGATTTTAAGTCCGATGCGTCTGCCATTTCGCCACTACGCATCAAAATTAGCCTCCGAGTGCCTCGTCCAACCCGGCGTCGATTGCGTCAGCAGATGACATTTTCAAGCGATCTCCGAGGCTATTAGACACTCGATTTGGTGCGTTTACATTCTGCCGTGGCAGTTTGCCTGCCGATTTTAAACGATTGTTTTCTTCGGTCAGTTTTTTGAGTTGTTCACTCATCTTAACTTTTGCGGATTGCTCAACTCGCAGTTGCTCGGTCAGCACATGGCTAAATACTGCCGCCGCCGCCACATTAGCGCGATCTTGTGCAGAAGTAGGCCAAAGTGCCGCATTGAACTTTTCTGCGAGGCTACCAACCGCCGCATTGTGCTGTTCGACTTCGCGAATCTGATCAGGAGTAGCATTGCTCGGTGCTTCTTTGAATCGCGCCCAAGGCAAGTCTTTGGTGACTTGATCCATGTAGTTATCAATTTCGTTCGTCGTATTGTGATACCACTCCTCGTTCTGTTGTGCTTTCTGCTGATAATACTGGTCAGCATTTTTAGTCGCATTCTCGATCTCAAATTGTTGCTTTTCTTTTAGCTCAACAACATCAACCAAGTTGCGTTTCAAACGCTCCGCTTCAGTCAGAGGCAAACGATCAATTGCATTTGCCTTCCACCACTTGGAATCGATCTTGTCAGGCCCACCTGCTTCCTCGATTGATTTAATGACCTCTTCCGAGGCTCCATTGGCTTTTAAAATGCGGTAGATGTTTTCCTTGGCATCAGAGATAGGCTTTTCAAATTTCGAGCGAAATTCTGGATCATTCTGGATGTCGAAAATTGCCCGAAATCGACGCAACTCTTCGTAATCGTCAGGAGTCTTTACCTGTTGTTGCGCCTCCTCTAGCTTCTGGCGCAATTGCGCCGCTTCGTCGGCTTGCTTTTTGTAGTTGCTTGCAGTCTCCTGCAACTTGCGCCAGTTGCTTTGATTCTTCTCTGATAGATTGCGTGGACGCTCGATTGCCGCAATTTCAGGATCAAGTTCTGGTTCAGGTTCTGGCGTGGATACTTCAGTAGTTTCAGACGATTCAGTAGACTCTTCTACTGGTTCATTAACCACTTCAGGAACCTCTTCAGTAGTCTCTTCGACAACTTCTGTAGACTCTGGTTCAGTTGGCTCATCTGTCTGTTCTGGGATGATTCCTTCAGCCTCGTCTAAAAGACGATCCAAGGACTCATCAACATCAGGATCAATTGGATCAGCATCAAGTGATGGTTCTCCAAATCCTGCGGCTACATTCGGTTCGATTACTTCGTTTTCTGTTTCGTTTTCCATATATTTATTTATTACTATTTTCTACTAATTTAGTAGTTGATTTTACCTTCTGCGTTTACTTTGCCATGATATCGTTTTGCCCACTCATCTGCTTGCGATACTGTTTTGAATGATGGGTATTTATCAATCCCATATTGTTTTGCAGTATTAAATGCATCTCTGTCTGATAATTGTTTTCCTTCTACCATTGTTGGGATGACATACTGCCTGTCATCAATTCCGAATGTTCCCAACTTCACATTGCTTTCGCTCCCATCTGGATTTTTTACAGATGGATGTTTTGTAGGAAAACCTTTATAAGTTGCACTACCGCCCATATTATTTCATTGATTTACTGCCTTTGCACTTCCATTTTTTCCGAGAAAGGCGGTTTGGACTATTCGGATCGTTCTTCCAATCACCTTTGATTTTTGCAGAACGAGCGCAATATGCGTCCGCTTTTTTTGTGCTGGGACGAATGCGATCTTTGCCATCTGCCGCCTTTCCTGCTTGTCCAAACTTAACTGTCCGCTTGCGCCCAGTTTTTGGATTAACAACGATTTTTGTGAAGCGATGTTTAATTTCAGCACTCATAATTACATATCTGTAAATTTTCCACTCGACGGGTCTTCTTCTTTATCATCGAAGTTCAATAGGAAATCAATTTGCGCCAATGCATATTCGTATCCTTCTTTGTATTTTGCCTGCAATGCAACCTGCTCAATTGTTTTTCCATCGCACTTTGGAACAAGTGCAGAAAGAAACTTTTTTACTTTGTCACCAGCAGACTTGTTGTATTCGCGAAATTTTACTGCGTCAGAGTTAGTCCAGTCCATGTTAGTCCATATACTCTTTCACTTTTTTTACGCCTGCTTTCGCGGCCTCAACAGCACCTTTAGCAACTTTTTTCACGCCAGCTTTCGCGCCTTTGTAAACATCTTTGCCGAATTCTTTAAGTTCTTTAGGACTAACAATGCCTTGGTCACTCATGCCTTGCTTTTCAATGCGCTCGTAATTCTTTGCAAGTGCCTCTTCTTCGGAAAGCAAGTCTTCGATCTCCTGTTCTTTCTCGGATGTGGAACCTAATCCAGTTTTCTTTTTTAGCATTTCCTTTTCTTTAAGGTTAGGCTTTTCCATTTTTTTAATTTTACTCAAAGCATATTCTTTCTCTGTAGTAGCTTTGCTCATTGGTTTTAGTGTTTTTAATTCTGGCATATAATTTTATCCTGCTGTTGGTGGTTTGCCGGGAGCGGCAATTGAATTAACTCCCGAAAATTGATCTGGCGAAATAGCTTCAGTCGCCTGCTGTGCTTGTGCGGCACTAACTCGCCCACCGCCCCCGCCGCCTCCTGAAGGCATTCCTGCGCCTGCGGCAGGCATCATTTGATCCATGGGTGGTGCTTGCATACCTGCGGTTAGATGCTTGTAAGCCTCTTGCACCATCTGCTTGTATTCGGCGATCTTATTTCGATCTGCGCCCTTCATCTCCGCTTGATTGAGATGGGTGATGAAATGTTCAAGTGCCTTGGCAAACGGACCAACCATTTCAGGTGGTAATCCGCCTTGTGGCGCATTAGCGATTACAGGCATCAGTTTGGCAACTAGAGTCTCCAAATGCACCATATCGTTGTCGCGAGGAGAAACTGGCACTTCTTGACCAGCAATAATGCTCTGCAATTCGATAATTTGGGCGCGAGTTGCCTCGATTGCAACTGCTTCAACCTGATCTTTCGGCAAAATTACTTGATTTGCTAGTTCTTGACCCATTTTTTTGCTCCAATCGAGCTTAATTAACTCATCTTGGTTGATAGCAGGATTTCCGCTATACCTTTGGATCAAAAGATCAAGGATTGCGCCCTCTTGAGCGGCATTATCAGGAATTAGTTCTTGTGCAGGAGCGAATGCCATCATAAGGATGTCACTAGGAGGCAAATTGCGCTCCAGCATTGCCAAACAACACGAAACTGCGTCCTCATCTAGGTGTGAAGGAAGGTCAAACGGCACTAAAAACGGAGGCATATCGAATTCGGACTGCTGGAAAGCCTCTACAACCTCTTTTCTAGCCCAAATTGCGTCCTGATTCGTCATTCTTGCCACATCCAACAGCATTTTGAGTTCAGATGCCGCCTTAATGTGTTCAGGATGGCAGATTCCTCTCTGCATTCGCGCAACTGCCTCGGAATATTGCTTGCTCCAACGCATCAAAATGCCTTCGCGAATCTGATTTTCAATTGCCGCCACCCGATTAATCTCGGATGCGGTCTTGTCACCAGTCTGGATGCCTAAAGCAGACGATGGAAGGAAGGTTCCAAGCTGGATTTCTGCTAGTCCACTAATAAATTGGTCGAGTTTTAGGAAATCATCCACATCTGCGGGAGCAGATTGCGGAACCACCTCGTATCCCTCGGCAACATACGCCACAGGATGCATGACAGTCAGCGGTGCAATGCCGGGTTTTGCCGTTGCGGTTTTCTTTAGCAACAACATTCCCTTGAGATACACATTGTCCTGCACAAGATTTCGCGCCTTATCGATTGCGATATGCGAATTGTACAAGTCGCGCCCTGCACCACGGCTGGACATCAACGATCCAGACCCGATTTCAACGCTAAATAACGCCAAGCAATCCGACATTCGCGAATAGCGATCAAGTTGAGTGCAGATTTCGTTGCCGCTCTTATCATCGAAGAGAAATCGACTGATCTTGCCATGTGGTTCCTTAACCAAAAGTTCGCCTAGCTCGACATATTTAGCGTCATTCTCGTAGCTTGCTCCGTAGCTTCCCTCGCGAATCCAATCCTCGATTCGGCGAGCATCATCATCAGAATCTAATGTGCGTCCTGCGGGAGTGGCATTGTTAATTGCTTTAATCAAGTTTTTGATATTCCAACCAGCAAGACTAGAGGTCTGCGGGTCTTCAAGAATCGGAAGAAGTTCACTAATTTGGTATCGGCGTTTCCTCGCCCAGATCGGCGTTGCCTCGACTTCTTGCGGAGTCTCAATGGAAAAGAAAGTATAATCTTGACGCAGGAATTCAGGTTTCCAATCGCGAGGATCGTCCCAGCAGAGTGCCGCAAATCCAAAGGTTGTGTTTTCGTGGACTACTTGAGAAATAATATCATCGTTACCAGACCACCCGCGAACACAATTGGTAATCTCTTCTCGGAAAATATTAGTTTTGTGTTCCGCATCTACACCTTTACCGGGATATTTTGTAAATGTAACATATGTGCTAGACTCAACAACCTGTTTAAATGGAGGCTGAATGCGGCTAACCATTGTTGAGAGAAATCCTGTAGGTCGATTTGACCTCCAATTCTGCCCCATCGATTCTAGTTTCTTCGGAGCATACGGAGGCTCATTATTTAGCTTTTTCTGGATCAAAGCATTTTTACGATTCCGCTCAACATTCTGTTGTTTCAGTCTGCGATACGAACTATAAGCCTGCTCGGTATTTCGGAATGTGCGCTTAACTTCTAGCGTCTCGTCATTAACAACCTCGTCGGTCTGATTGACCCCCGGCATGATAACCTTGAGTTGCGAACGATTGTTTTTATCCCCTGCTTCCAAAGTACGAGGTGCTTTGGTAGCGAATACATTAATTACATTGCCGTCGAGCGGTTCAAGAAAGTTTGCCATATTAAATTTTTAGCCAGCAATTTTGCGGAACTGAATCTGTTACATCAAAATGATCTTTGTCAAAGAAAACTGCGGCTCGATTGTCATGCCGCATAACGCTACACCCATGAATTTTTTTAGTAGAATAGGTATCCCTGCCTTGCCGAATGGATGCCGTTAAACGATCCGTTGCGGCAATGCAACTATAACAACCTGTGCGATATTTAATGTTTTTCGGACATTGAGCGCAAGTTAATGCCCTAGCTTCTGCCAATTCATCAGAAACCAATCGAATTTGCTTCTGGCTCAAAAGTATATTCTTGGCCCATACAGTAATGTCGTTAAGTAATTCACTCTGTCGATTAGGAGCATCCACAGAAGTAACAACAACCGAATCAACCCCGTGACAATTGTTAGGAAAGTTACCGCAGATATAAGAATCGACATCACCATGAACATCGCCAATAGGTAAATGGTTTTCTGCGCGATAATGCTGTACAAGTTCATATAGGTTGCTTAACGAATAAGCATCTAACTTTACATCACTTTCAAAGTAATGCCATCCTCCGGGCGGAATTAATCCATCAATAGGTTTTGCCATTGCTTATTTCATATAAATTTATTCGGAAAAGTCAACATATTCCATTGACTCTAGTATGGGAAGTTTTTTTTCAAAATGTTCTTGTTTTTTTTGCTCTGTCATCGTCGCAATCGACCCACCTCGTTGACGCATCAAGTAAACTAACAAGGATAACGAATCGAGTTGGTCTGGGCTATTCTGCCGAGTGCGCTTTGTATAATCACCTTTACTCTCAACTCTTACTAGTCCCTGCCCAACCTGCTTGTATCTGCGGGAGGTTGCCTGACGAACCAACTCCTCTGTTCGGAACGAAGGCGAGATTTTTAGAAACTCAAACTCTAAATATTTTGCTAATCCAAAAATTAATTCTGTGACAACACCAGAATAAAGTTCGTTTGCTCTTTGCGAATCGTCGCCTAGCACATGAGTTTCGCTTGCCGCCCAGCTATAATTCACACCCATCGCTTCATTACCGAATAGACTGCACAACGCATCGTGGATTCCTGATCCGTTTCCAGTTCGATCCACGCATAGCCAGTTCGGCCCGATCCTCATCTGCTTGCAAAAATTTATAATAGCATTCGCCTGATCTAGCGTTGTCTTTTTAGGAAAGTTAATTAGCGAATCCAACTGCAAGACTGTCTTTGGCGATTTAAATTCTCGAAACTTGCCGTCGAGCGGTGTAAATCCGTCAGAAAGCCCGAATCTGCCGTAGCTACACACAACTTGATCCTTGCCTTCCAACGCCAGATCGAACGCACACAGAGGCACTACAGGGCCAATAAACCGCACAACGCCCATTGCGTTGTCCATCATTGCAGGCGTTATTATCGCCATCGCAATACCCTCTTGCGGGAAAAACCCCCTCGCCATCGTATAATATTCGGCAGTTTTTCCTCGCGCCTCGTATGCCATGTAGCCTTCGTAAGACTGAAAGCCGGGAAAAATTATTTTTTTCTGAATGACATTCTCGCACCTCGCGGCGTCGAGTCGCAGGATGTGCCAGTCTTCTCTGCTTTCCCACTCGAAATCCTCTTCGCAGTCCACCTTCAACCATCCACCAGCAGGCTCGCATCGTTTTCCAAATTCACTATTGCGATCCTTCGGGTTTGATGCGCCGAAAATCTTGATGCGTCCCTTGCTCGATTTTGTATCGGCGGCAGACAAGATGTTTTGCAGACCTTCCCAGACCCCCGGTGGAATTTCTTCCGCCTCATCCAGCACAACATGAGTTCTCGACATCGATCCCCATTTGGGGTGCGGCTTGACCCGTGGACTAGGGTGAAACCCGCGAAGCGTTCCAGTTCCAGCATCACCTTTCGGAATAGCAACTAGGTGAATGCCGTTTTTGTCATCGTCGTTTACCTGAATCGATTTAACTAGATCAGATTCGCCTTTGTACTCTGGCTTAACCAATGCCGTACGATAAAATGTTTTAATTGCCGCAAACACATTTCGTTGAGCGTGTGCCTCGGTAAGAGAAACTACTTTAATACAAGTGTATTCTGGGTCGCGCATCCAGTCGAGAAGAAACCATGCGGCGGCATTGAAAGTTTTCCCCATTGCTCCCGCGCCCTGCACAAGTAGTTTATCGTAATCGAACAAGCATCTCCAAGTATCCTGTGCTGATTGAGGTCGCCAGTCGTAGACCCCCGGTCCCCATAGCACAGTCGCCGCCGCTTCAAAATGATCTTCCTCCAACAAGCTCTGCACAAACTGCATCACAATGCTATTCGCCACTTTCTCATCAATTACCAAATTAGATGACACTCCACCAGTCGCGACATTTGCAAGGATATACTTCGCCGCATACAGAATCCCCATGCGGTCATCTCGATCCGCTTCTGCCCTGACTGCCTCGGCAATCGCCAATACTTGTCTTACTGAATCTACCATTTTCCCTCTGGGCATTCCTCTGTTTCCATCACAGTCTTAATTTCCATGTTGCAACCGCAGACCTTGCACTCGCCAGCACCACTATATGCCATCAAGTCGAAGTTAGGACAATCCGCGCAAATGCGTAGCCTCCTAGCTATTTCTTTCTCATCACAGCATGGCATTCCTGCCAGCACAAATGCTGTTGCTGACTTTGCGAAATTAGATGCTTTTTGCAGGATGTTCATTTAGAAATTTAACTGACTTCTTTGCGTCTTCTGAACATACATCTTTTGCCATTAATGCATTGTCGCTAACAATTCCGCGATCTTGTAAATCGTTCATCGTCTTAACTTCGTCACTCCAGCTTTCTTCAATGTACTTTTGCAGGTCGTTCATTAATTAATTTCCCTTCTTTTACTTCAGATTTCAGCTTCTTTGCAACTAGTTTTACCACATCGTAAATTGATACATTAGGATTCGTTGCTTTCAATTCGTACTCGTAATTGCAAAATCCATCGCTAATGCGAATCGTCCATTTACCATTCATCTTCTTTATTGTTAATAGAATTCAAAATGTTTTTTAGTTCCTGAATTGGACGCAATTTATCTTCAGTAACAAAGTGCGCCGATTGATATCCCAAACCTTTATTGCTTAATGGAACTATTTTTTTAGCATCCTTCGCATAAATCCATCCAACTATTCTGAATTTAGGCATATTCCCAAAAACCAATGCTACAATTCTATCGTCAGGAATATGTTCGTAAACTGGCAACTCAACACTCGATCTTGCTGTCTTAACCTCAACAATTCCTACATCTGGGACAGAAAATGTTTTATTTCCTCCAGACCAATACAAATTCATTCCTTTAGCAAACGCCATCTCTCCTGCCGCACCATCAATATCAGCAGAAAAGTCCATCTTCCTTCCTGCTCTGTCTTTCATTCCGTCAGCAATCGAAGTGTATCTGCGAAGCACTCCAACTTGCGAAGCAAGAAAAATTTCATGCGGTTCTAGCGTAACCCAATTCATCGATATGCCATATTATTTATACCATTTTTTGAAGTGACCGAAATCCTTTGGTTCGGTCACATTCTTGTTCTTCTCACAAACATCGCACTTCCCATAGTGCCATGTCGAAACACTTTTCCTTCCCCTGCCGTGCTTCTTGCCGCACTCCTCACACGCCCAGTTTGGATACTCTTTGGTTTTCATTTTTGTTTAGTGAATGGAAAGGCATTGATTAAATCCATCTCAACTTCGCGAATCGCAAAATTGATTTTCCATAGGTGATTCCAGACCTCTTTGGTTTTTACCCAGTCGAATGCTTTTGACATCGCATCTTTATGGTCTTTTGCGAAAATGCAGAGTTCACCCTTAAAAATGTTAACAGGAGATTCGTAGTTGACGATATATGATTTCATTTTCCTCCGCTCAATATAGAAAACATTTCAGATGCTATATTCCCATCTGATCCTTCTTCGCAAAATTTAGCGATTGCGATGTTGATTTGTTCGGTTGTCATTTTGCGCCCTCCTTGAGTTGGTCGAGTTCGGCGCGGAGTCTTAATCCTTCTTCTTTAATTGTTTGGATTGCACTTACATCGGGCAAGCAAACTCCATTCACCGATCTCCAAATCGCCCTCTCCGCGATGTCTCGCAGTTTGGCATTCTGCTCCCGCGCCTCGTCGCGCTCGCGTTCCAGTCGTCGAGCAAAATCTGAATCAACTAATTCCAGTTGCTCGCAAGGCCAAAATTTTCCTGCCTTATTTGTCTCTGGTGTGTCACTCATAGTTTCTGCACTCATTAAACATTTTATCAATCGCCGCCTTTAGTGTCGCCCATTCCTCTTTTTCAATTTGGATCGATCCTTCGCTATGCTCGCTACATTGCGATATCTTCAGGAACTCGCCTGCCGCTTCATCGATGATCTCGATCTCTGTCATGGAATCGTCAAATATTTGATAACCTTTACGGCACACTCCAATCTTTAGCGTTCGGATTTCGTGACTCATTTCGTGACTCATTCCTCTCCTCCTTTGTATTGATGCACATTGTAGCCATACGGAAGATTTGGATTCCGCTTCTCCCATCGCTCCAGACGCTCTTTGCCGTCTGCTTCTTCCCGTTCTTTCTTCTCTTGCCAGTAACCTTCAGGGTCGTCGTGAAAATCAGATTTCATAAGGCTTAATTTAAATTCCTAGTCTGCTTGGTTTGTCAATGAGATTTTATGTTTCAAATGTTCTCGATATAATTCGACATCCTGCCCCAACGCTTCGCCCCATCTCTCAAACTCTTCCCCTGCGAACCACTCCCTTGCCTGCTCTCTGTTCTTTTGAGTCTCTTCGTTAACATAGTCGCTCTTATACTTCTTAATATTCAAAGCGTCTTCCCACGCCTGCTCGATAACTCGGCACATGACGCATCTCGTAAAATAAAGTTCATTCAATTCTTGTTGCGTCATACAATTCAATCCCCATCAAGCCTGCTACATCCAATGAACTCTCATCGCTCGGATATGTTTCACCATACACTATCTTTTTGATGCCGTATGACACAATCGTCTTCAGACAATTATTGCATGGCAATGTCGTACTCGCGATCAACCATCCCTCATCAGGCTTGACATACCTCAATGCATTTGCCTCTGCGTGGACAACGAACAATCGCCGCCTCTCCCTGCACTCCCAGTCCTCATCAACGCCTGATGGAAAGCCGTTGAATCCCACTCCAGCAACAGTCTTGTCATGCCGCAACACAACCGCTCCTACCTGTCTCCACGGGTCTTTGCTTTTCATCGCCGCCACCCTCGCCAACTCCAATGCGTAGCGTTCCCAATTCATATCGTGAATAAGTCAATCCAATTTTTAATCTTGACACTCCAGTCGTAATTCTTCCGCGCATACTCTCGCACCATTTCGCACTTTAACCGATATGCCCTCGAATCGTTTTTGAAATCTTTTAAAATCATCGATGTGACATTAACAAATTCATTGTCATCCATTGGTACAAGCACACCTCCACCTTTAATTGCATTCTCCTCAAAGTATCCCACAGGAGTTCCAATCGGCAACCTGCCTGCCGCCGCACATTCCATCATTGGCAGTCCTCCTGCTTCCTCGATACTGCCCATCACAACTGCACCTACCTGCTTGTAATAAGCTGGCATCGCAAGGTGGTTGTAAAACTGGTGCTTCTTTAGCTCCAGTCCGCTTTTCTCAATAGCCAACTCAACCAACTTGGGTCGCTTTATTTCAACCCCAAACCAGTTCTTCGTCTCGCCTGATCCACCATATCCCACAACCTCTAGCTTCTCCGCTATCGGCCCATCGTACACATCAACATGGATTCCCAATTCAGCAATTTTTGGAATACGCGAAATACCCCATTCACAACACTTGCTTTTCAGTACCTCGCTAATCACTCCAAACCCTCCCAACTTCGGGTAGAAGTCCTGATCCGCTTGCTGTTTTGCCAACAAGATATCCCATTGCCCGTGAGCCACAGCAACGATCCTCTCCAACTCGACCCCGTACCTGTAGTGCAATGCCAACACCGCATCAGGCATCGTTACGAAAACATCGTACGAATCCCTCAACAACTTGAACTCTTCAGCAGTATAGCCCTGCGTCCAGTCCAAAAGGTTCGCATAGATGCCGTGCTTCCATAGTTCCTTTGCCAGTCCATGATGGATCGATCCAAACGCCCATCGATTTTGCGTGAAAAACAATACCCTCTTCACAATGATACATTCCTTTTCACCACATAGCCTCGCATCACAGCATAGTTGTACCAGCAATGCGTCATCTCCGAATCGTTCCAATGGAACCATCCAAAGACCTTCTTGTAATACTGGACATCGAACCTCGACGCCAAATCTAGTAGGCTAAAATTGTTCTTGTGTATCTCGTATCCGTTCCCTTCCCAAGCATCCTGCGGCATCTGGCTGGGCCAAATCGCAATCACCCATTGCGCTCGGTATAAGAAGTAATCCAGATAGTCGATTGCTTGCGATCTGAAGAAGTGTTCCAGCACATCACCAAAGATCACCACATCGTGCCTTTCGCTCGCCTGCTTATCGCAGTACGACATCAAATCCATCTCGTACAACTCGTCGTACACCTCTTTCAATTTATACTCGTCAATATAAACCTTCGTCGGCTCGACCCCGCCAATCCTAGCTTGAGGACATAACTCGCGAACCATCTTGCCGTGCTTGCCTGCTCCAGCACCGACATCAAGAACACTATTCGGATTTATCTTGACCAGATGCTCTGTCAGCACCTCGTCAAATGTAGATGATGAAAATGGCATCAGATTAAATTAGGCAGTTTGCGTTCTTCCTTCTGTTCGATGATCCAGTTCCAAACCCTACGCAAAGTCTCTGGACATCCTTCGCAGATTTCTCCTTCTTCATTTGTCCATTCGGTAAAGTATCCGCAATCGTGCTTGAGAAATTCCCTTATTGTTTCTTCAAGGTCGTTAAGCAATAGAAGCGCATCGACTCCAGCTAATGCGTAGCGATGCTCCTGCTCCTCCTCTGGCAAGTCGAATTCAAGTGTCGCCTTCATTGTTTGTCCTTCCGTTCAATTGCCGCTTCGTTGCTGTACCGCTCCCCGTATCGTTTCTCCAGCTTTAGACGATTGATCTCGACAACCTCATCCAGTCTGACTCCGCGATGGTTCAGCACTCCTTGGATGTAGAACAGCAGATCACCGCATTCCTCGATGACATTCTCCCAATCCAGAGGCTTGCCGTAGATTGCTGACTTCTTGATTGCATCTAGCAATTCTCCTGCCTCGCCAGACACTCCCATAGCCATGTGGACTAGGTGAGCCTGCTCTGGCGTTAGTTCTGCTGTGATTTGCTCGCCTGATTTGCACAGGCGAGAAACGAATTCGTGATATGGATAGTTCATAGTGGATATTTCTTGGTTAGCGCATAGATGCCGTTGCCCTCGGCGTACCACCCCTTGCCTTCGTAAACATCAAGGATGTCCTGAAAGTACTTTTCATACATTGGCATCACAGAGTCGATGCTGAAGTTGTTCGCGAATAGCCTGCAATCCTCTGACTTGATCTTGCCTTGCTGGATAGCCTTCACCGCATCTACGAAGTCTCCCATCGTCCTGCATCGATAGCCTGTGATGCCATGCAGGTTATTCTCTGCGAAACTGCCCCAGTCGGTGGTAATCGTCGGTGTGCCAGAGAACAGGTTCTCGACCTGAACCCCGCCGAATGGCTCGACATACTGCGATGGTACGAATGATGCCATAGCTTTCGACATGAGTTGCTTCCGTCTCTCTACATCAGCATAGCCGACATACTCGACATGGCTAGGCAACTGATAGCCCTCTTCCTTCTGACCTGCCACTACTAGCCGCACTCCTGCTCGTTCTGCCGCTTGAAAGGCTATATCGCATCCCTTGCCACCATAGACCCTGCCAAGGTACAAGAAATAATCCTCCTTCTCGTCATTGCCTCGGTAAACGAAATCTTCAGGATCGAAGTAATTCGGAATGACAACCTCGTACCAGTCCTGCCGACAGGTTCCTACATTGCCCAGACCGCAGTACGCATGGTAGATTGCGTAGCTCTCAAAGACCTTCCATCGCGCCCAATGCCCGCCAGCATAGCCGATACCCGGCTCAACACAGATTAAGTCAGGACGGGCGTCACAGACAGGACGCACTCCGCTACCCCAGAACGGCAGGATAAAGTCATGCTTCTGCTTCCGCTTGCCTACCTCGCGAATAGCGTTGCGATAGAAGGTCTGGTACGCATGGTCATTGACATCAAACTTGAAGAAGGTCTTGCGCCAATCGTGCGATCCGTACGCTTGCTTCAAGTCATCGTTCCCAACCACAGAGATGTGTTCAGCACACTCTAGCTGGCTATCTTCATGCCCATAGTGCAAGACCTCATGTCCTCGCCGGGTCATGCCTTGCGCGAATTTAAGTACCTTCTGCGTGTAGGCACACGCTACATACTCTTTACTGGTTACTGTGTGCGGCAAGCCGAGGATGTGAAATCTCATGGCTTGATCCATTGTACTGGTGACTTGGGCGATATTGCGATGCCTTCCATACGGAATACCGCGAACGGAGTGTCAGGGAACTGCTTTGCAAGCCGCTCGCACTCGATTGACGCATCCATGTGACTTGGGTGCATTGTGGTTGGAGGGTAGCTGGAATGTATCTGATAATTCTCGTTGTGATTAAGCCAGAGACGCACGATCAAGTACCTCTCTTTTGTTTTGCGTTGGTTTTCTGTATTTTGCATAAATGCTGTTCAAGTATCAACTACTGCCGTTATTGGAAGTTATAGCCTATTTCCGCTTGATAACTCCATGGTATTTATCGATATACGCCTGAATCTTGATCATGTCATTTTCAGCCTGCTTGATCCCAGTAGGCGTATAGTCATAAGTATACTGGTAGTCTGGCAATCGTACGCCTCTTTCTAATCGAGGTCCGATAGGTGCGCCATTAAAGCAAATGGCAATGCGGAG